AAACAGCAACTCAAACATTAACCAATAAAACTGCTGTAACATTTTCTGGTGGAACTTTATCTGGAGGTACTATTTTCTCAGGTTCAACGAACCTTTATAATATTTTCCAAAAGATTGGTGATGTAGATGGGGTTGTGAATGTAAATGCAGGAACAAACATAACAACTGGCGGAACTGCAACAAGTCCAATAATAAATGTAGCAAATTCTCCTTCTGTAAATAACATAACATTCTCTGGAGCTGCAATTGGAGGGAATGTCCAAGCTGATGCTGGGAGGTTTATTTCTTTAAGTGCAACAACGCTGTCAGGCGGAACAATTCTTTCTGGAGGAACAAATCTTTATGATATTTTCTTGACTTTAGGAGATTTATCTGGAACTTCAGTTTCCGCAGGCTCAAACATAAGTATTCAGCAGTCTGGAAATGACTATATTGTTTCAGTAGTTGATTCGCCAAGTTTAAATCAACTAACAGCATCTGGACTAACAACAATTAATTCTAATCTTGTAGTAACAGGAGATACAACTCTAAAGGCAATCTCAGCAACAACTTATTATACAGAAGAGTATATTCAATTTAATCCATCGTATACCGCTGGAACTGTTAGCGAAGGTAGAATGTATTGGGATGAAAATAATCAAACTGTAAGCATTGGTCTTCACAATGATGTTTCTATGCAACTAGGTCAAGAAACATATTACTTAATTAAAAATCAGAGTGGAGCAACAATTCAGAATGGTAGAGTTGTAAGAGCTGCTGGTACACTCGGTTCTTCTGGTCGTATTTTAGGCCAATATATGATTGCTGATGGAACAATTCCAGCAAAATATACTCTTGGTATTGCAATTGAGGATATTATTAATGGTGATGATGGGTATGTTACAGAATTTGGATTAGTTAGAGGAATAAATACAACTGGTTCATTATATGGAGAAACGTGGGCTAATGGAGATGTGTTATGGGTTTCTCCAACAGTTTCTGGTGGTCTTACTAATGTTGAGCCACAATTTCCAAGTCTTAAGATTGAAATGGCAATGGTAGTAAATGCTGCTGCAAATGGTACAATTTTCGTAAGACCTCATAGATACCCATCAACAAATGAAATTCAGGATATAATTTCTTCTGGTAAGACAAATAATTCAATACTTCAATATAGCTCAACATTAAGTGGATATACAAATACAACAACTCCAATATTAACCTCAATTAGTGCAACAACAATATCTGGAGGTACAGTTTATTCTGGTTCAACAAATTTGTACGATATTTTTGAGCCAATAAATAAGAGTCCTTATAATACATTTATTTTAACAGCAGGGACAAGCTATAGTTTCACTGGAGCTGTAAATAGTCTTTCTGTTAATAAAACAATAGGTTCTTCTACGCAAGTTAATTTGCCATCAAACCCTTCTGTTAATGATTTTTATGTAGTTAAAGATAGAAAGGGAGATTCTAATATAAACCCAATTACTATTTCTGGAGGAACTAAGACAATTGATGGAAATATAAGTTATTTGATTAAATCAAATAATAAACCATCATTAACTTTTTTATTTGATGGTTCAGAATATATAATAATATAATAAATTTTTAATATTTATAGATATGAGTTTTATATTAAATAATCAAGTATCGTTTTCAGATTCACCAAATCTTGATGCCTTCGGTAGATTAAGAGTTAGTGAGCCTATTTCTTTATTTTCATCAACACATGTATTCGATAGTGGATACACTTATTATGAGACTTATTTAAGTGGTGGAAGTATAACTTACAATCAAAGTAAATCAGAAGTTCAATTTAATGTCACTTCTAATGGCAATAGAGTTTTAAGAGAACAACATGGTTATAATAATTATCAACCTGGTAAGGGTCAGCTTATACTTTTGACTGGAGTTTTTGGAACATCTGTATCAAATACAAGGAAGAGAATTGGTTATTATAACGATGATGATGGTTTATTTTTCGAATTAAGTGGAAATACGTTTGGTGTTGTATTAAGAACGTCAACAAGCGGCTCACCTGTCGATACCTTCATTCCTCAGAGTAACTGGAATTTAGATACACTCAATACAGGAAGTACATTAAATCCAAGTGGTTTTCACTTAGACATAACAAAAACACAAATATTCATAATAAATTTTCAGTGGCTTGGAGTTGGAAGGGTGGTCTATGCACTTGACCTTGACGGAGTCATAGTTCCAGTTCATGAAATTTTAAATGCAAACAATAAGACTTCTGTCTATATGAAGACAGCAAATCTTCCAGTAAGGTATGAAGTAACATCTCAGGGAGGCTCAGACTCTACATTTAAGCACATTTGTTCATCTGTTATTTCAGAAGGTGGATTTACCCCACTTCCATATACAAGTGCTGTTTCTAATGGATTAACAACCAGAACATTTTCAACAAGACAATCTGTAATTTCTGTTAGACTATCAAACACCTTCAATGGTCAAATAAATAGAGTAAACGTTGAACCTTTGGAGACAGAAATAGCAACAACAACAAATTCTGTAAATGCATATTGGGAGCTTATATTGCAGAAGGGATATTTAGGAGAAACAAACTTAGGAGGCTCTCCAACTTGGACGCAATTAGCAGGTTCTCCAATTGAGTTTTCTGTAAATGGAACAACAACAACGGGTGGAACTGTTTTAGATTCAGGATATATAGTTGCTACAACTCAGGCTGGAGCAAAAAATGCTGTATCTATTCTTGCAAGCAAGAATTTGATGGCATTAAATTACAGTGGAACATCTTCAGATTTTTTACACTTAGTTGTTACTCCAGATGTAAGTTCATCTTGGGCTGGAAAAATTAAATTAAGAACACTATATTAATATGGCATTTAGTTATTTATATAATAAGCAGGTTTATCCAGCAGACTTATTCACATTAGTAAATGATGGTTTAGGTATAACTCCTTTATACATAGATTATGATATAAAGACATTTGATATTGCTATATGGTTTGAATCTGCATTAACTGTTCCACAACAATCTGCATTAGATTCTATTGTTGCTAATATTGTTTATGTGGATAAGTCTGGGTATGCAGCATTTTCATTTATTACGGCAACAGAAGAGAATGCAGGTTCATTAACAGCTAACACAATAGAATCTTCTTATACTTATGCTACTTATTTAAGCGGAGGTACAATTTATTCGGGTGGAACGAATCTTTATGATATATTTTTAACATCATCAGATGGAAATGATATAACAAGAGTTCAGCCAGGAACAAATATAACAACTGGTGGGACAGATAATTTCCCAACTGTAAGTTTGGTTGCATCTCCATCTGTAAATAACATAACATTCTCTGGAGCTGCAACAGGTGGAAATGTTTTTGCAACTCAATTAAGCGGTGGGACAATATACTCAGGTTCAACAAATCTTTATGATATATTCTCAACTGGAACTGGAGACACAACAAGAATTCAACCTGGCTCAAACATAACAACAGGTGGTACAGATAATTTTCCAATAGTAAATTTGACCGCATCTCCTTCTGTGAATAACATTACATTCTCTGGAGCTGCGATTGGTGGAACCGTTCAAGCTGGTTCTGGGAGTTTCACATCGCTTTCAGGTGGAACACTAAGTGGTGGAATCATCTATTCTGGTGGAACCAACTTGTATGATATTTTCTTGGGAATTAATGATGATTATGTTAAAAATATAGTAACTGTTGGTCAGGGTGGACTTGTTGATTTCTCTTCAATAAAAGATGCTGTCGATTCAATTACAGCAGCAACAACATCAAACCCATATGTAGTTAGTGTTGGTCCTGGTATGTATATTGAAGATACCATTACAATGAAACCTGGAATATCAGTTGTAGCAAATTCACTTGGAAGTGTATTGGTTATTCCATCGGTAAGTACAAATACTATAGTTGTTGGGGCAGATGGCTCCTCAATTGTTAATTTGATATTAACAAACGCAAGTGGAGCGGGAGGAAAAGCTGTTTATCACAATGGAACTGGAGGAACTGGATTCTTAATCAAGGATTGTAATTTTAATGGAAATGAGACTCAAGTTCATTGTTACGGAACTTCAGCGACATCAATTGTTTATATTGACAGATGTAGTGTAACTGGAAATAACACTTATGGATTTAGAGTTGATAATACAGGAACAACTACTTCGCAAATTATATTTACTAACGGTACATATAAAGATACTTCATTACCTGTTACAACAGATTTTTTCACAGTAATGGGAACTGGCTCTACATGTACAATTACAAATTCTACATTTAGAGTCGCTCAATCAACAGGTTCAACATTCTTAAAAGCTGAAGATGGTGCGAATGTCAGGATTATAGGCTCAAGTATTAGAGGGTTTGAAAATACAATTCAATGTTTATCTGGCGGTGGTGCTTGTAATTTAATTTTTGATTCTGTAGGTATCTCTGAATCCACAAACGACATTTTTATAGAAAATCCAGGTACAACAGGTTATTTTAATGGTGTAGCAGATTTTTCTAAAATCTCAATAGCTGAAGATAGTCCATTTTTTATCACAAAAACAGACCCGCAGATTATTACTGTTGCAAGTAAGGGAGAGGATTTTACATCTATTGCTGATGCTGTTAATTTTATTACAAACGCATCTGATAATAATAGATTTTTAATTAAAGTTGGTGCTGGAACATTTGTAGAACCATTAATTGACCTTTCTACAAAGCCATATATTTCTATTGTAGGTTCATCAATTCAAACAACACTAATTATTCCTGATGGAAATCACCATGTGATTAGTATGGGTAGTTACAATGAGATTTCATTCTTGAGTATAAGTGGGGCAACAACTGGTTATGCTGGAATTGCTGCTCTTGATAGTGGAGACTTTTCTCAAGCTCACAAGATTTCAATGCAAGATTGTGATACTGGTATATTAATAACATCATCATCACAACCAACTTATTTTTATGGTGAATACATAGACTTAAATGGTGTTTATAGTTGTGGAGTTAGAGTGGAAGCTTCAAATGGAATCGAAGCATTTGCTAACTTAGAGAACTACTACAACTTACCAAGTGTAACTGGTGTAACTGGTACATATGTATCTGGCTCAGGGGCAACAGCTGATATATTAGCTTCTGGAAATCTTGGAGCTGGAGATGGGACTGCGTTTTATATTGAGGATGGTGCTAATATCACGATTAACTCAACATATGTAGATAGTTGGAGTAAGGGATTGCATATTGGGAATATAGGACTAGCATCTACATTTACAGCCCCATCAATTTCGCTTTATAACAATGCTACATATGATTTACAGGTAGAACATATTTCAGCTAGTGGTACAATCTCAGGAAACTTAACGCAAACTAAGATAAATAACGCAAGTGCAAATGTGTCATGGTCATTCTTAGACCCATCAGATGGAACATATGAAATAACAAATAGGTTATACATGACATTTCCTAATTCTACTCACACAGATTTATCTACAATTATTGTTGAGGGAAGTACAATGGGTTTAATAGAGGGGGGAGTTTTGACATCTGGAACTGGATTTACAGTTAATGTATCTGCTGGGTTTGGTTACTTAGAGCAATTTCCATATAATGCAGTATTGCAGCGTGTTGACTGGAATTCAACATTTATAAATTTATCAGCAAATACAGAGAATTTTATATATTTCAATCAAAATGAGACTTTGATTGCATCTCCATCAAATCCAGACACAAAATATAATATTTTATTAGGAAGAGTTGTGACAAATTCAACATCAATAGAATTTATTTCACAATCTCCTCTTAGCGCTAGACATACTTCAAATAAGTATTCTGATTTGTTTAGAGAAGCGTTAGGTCCTATTTATTCATCAGGGTCAATTACTTCTGAAGGAATAACTCCATTTACAATAGATGTAACTTCTGGTAAATTCTACTATTCTACCAATGTATTTAACCCAGTAGGAGGGACTGGATTAACATTTAACACAGTATATAGAGATGGATTAGGGAGTCATGTTATAAGTGCTACAACAATAGTTCCAAGTGGATATTATGATAATGGAAGCGGCACATTAGCTGCAACAACAGCTTCTGCATATACGAAGCATGCATTATATCTTATTGGGGATGGTGCTTATGAAAAATACTATTTAGTCTATGGACAGAATGAATATAGTTCATTATTAGAGGTTGAGAATGCTGGATTGCCATTACCTCCTAGTTATTTTACAAATGCTCTTACAATAATTGCAACAATAATTACACAACAAGGCGCATCTGGAATAACTGAAATTTTTGATAATCGACCAATTGTTGGATTTAGGTCTCAAGGTGTCAGCACAGCTGCAAGTACTCACGGAGAGTTGTTAGGTTTAGACGCAGACGACCATCAACAATATTTATTAGTAGATGGCTCAAGAGCTATGTCTGGAAATTTTAATGTTGGATTAAATCATATTATTAGTGCTGGTACAATAAATAATGTCACAATTCAAGCACATGCATCAAGACACTTGCCGAATGGAGCTGACCCGCTTGCAACAGGAATCCCAGTAAGTATAAATAGTCAAAATACAGAAGGAAACGCTAATTCTTTTTCGAGGTCAAATCATACACATGCTCATGGAGTTCATAGTGGTGGCACTTCACATAGTGTAGTTGATTCTATTGAGAATGGATTTATGTCATCTACAGATAAGATTTATTTTGACACAATATCAGGTCAATTTAATACAAAGGCAAATTTGTCTGGAGCTACATTTACAGGTACGGTTCAAGCAACAACACTGTCAGGTGGAACGATTTTCTCAGGCGGAACGAATCTTTATGACATATTCTCAACTGGAACTGGAGATATAACAAGAGTTCAGTCAGGAACTAATATAACAACTGGTGGGACAGATAATTTCCCAACTGTAAGTTTGGTTGCATCTCCATCTGTAAATAACATAACATTCTCTGGAGCTGCAATTGGAGGGAATGTCCAAGCTGATGCTGGGAGGTTTACTTCTTTAAGTGCAACAACACTGTCAGGTGGAACAATTCTTTCAGGCGGAACGAATCTTTATGATATATTCTCAACGGGTGGTCCAGGCGGGACATCAACATATGTGCAACCAGGTACGAATATAATAACTGGTGGAACAGCGAATAATCCAATTGTTTCAGTTGTAAGTTCACCTTCTTTTAATAATTTAACTATATCTGGATTGACATCATCTTCTGGTGGAGCTATTTTTGCTAATCTTTCTGGAACAAGTATTTTTTCAGGAAGCACAAACCTGCAATCAATATTCAATTTGTTTAGTGCAGCAGATACAACGAAGGCAAATTTATCTGGAGCTACATTTACAGGACAAGTTAATATTCCAACTTTATCAGCAACAACCTTGAGTGCAACAACATCTGTGTTCACAAGTTCATTCAGATTCCCAGTTTCGCCTGTTGCTGGTTTTATATTGACTTCTGATGCGAGTGGTAATGCAACTTGGCAACCATCCCCTACATCAGGAAGTGGTACAACTAAGCTGGATATACAATCTGTATCAACAGCTACAACAACAACAGCGACAGCGGCTTTAGTTGATGTTCCTGGAATGGTTTTGGCAGCAAGAAATCTTGGGTCGTCTGCAACTACTTATATTATAAATTTTGCTGGAACATTTTCTAATAACAATAACGCAGGTAACTCAACAATTAGAGCGACATTAAATGGAGTTCAAATTCCAGGCTCTCCAGTTATGACATTTACAAATGCTGGTGCATCAATGGCTACAGCTCAAAGAAATATAGCCTTAGTTTGTGTAGCAACTGGAGTAAAAAATGGAGATGTAATAAAAATTCAGATGTCAGCATCAACTGGGACTTTAACAGCACAGGCTGGTAAGTCACTTTCAATAATAGGAACTTTAAATGCAAATATAGTTTAATATGGATATTTATAATTTTAATATAGCACAATATAATGTAGACCAGATTATAAATGAGGTTTACTTACAAATGAATAAAAGATTAGTTGCTACATATGAAGGTCAATTAATTGATGGGTATTTTACTGGATATGAAAGTTCTGTTGAGTTTGGGTTCTATATAAATTTAACAATTGAAGAACAAAGTTTATTAAATAATATTATATTAAATTATGTTTATAACCCGAAATATGAAGACGATAAAAGGTTTAAAATAAATAATTCTTTTGAAGACCCAAGGTCTATTGATTATGATATAATGGGTTTTCATAAAAAAAGAACTATAACTTCAGGTGAACTAAGGAAGGTAGAATATTTTAGAAATTATGACCACTTAACAAAAACTTATTCTGACTTAATTGTTGTAGAGCTTAGGGAATATTTCAGAAATGAAATAGGTATAGCTCAATATAGAAATCAAACATCAAAGTGGATTTTAAATGATGATACAGAGGGATTGGTTATTAATTACTCTAAGTATTATTCTCCAGAGGAGGGAATTCAGGAAGGTATAGATAGAAGAACGAATATGATTTCTTCTGCTAAAATTTCATTACTTAATGAACTTGCTATTATTTATGGAGAACCAGCAAATCAAAATTATGCATTTGACTTGTTAACTAGTGTTAAGGCTGAAATTGAATATTTTATACAGGGATATACTCAACCTCTTAGAGATTCTATAAATTCTTCTACAAAGCCATATTTAAACTCGACAATAAAAAATGCAATTTTACAACAATTAATATTTTAATAATATGAAAACATTAATTATAACATTAATAATTACTATAGTACTTGGTTTATTTGTATCTAAAACTTTTAGATATGGATTTTTGACGTTATTAGGTTCTTTTTTGGTATTTACTCCAATTATATTAATAGGAATATTATATAATGTACCATATTCTCTTTATATGCCTTTTAAAGAAAAGGATTGGAAAGTATTTTTTAAGATATGGTGGAAGACTATAGATGGTACTTATGCTTTCTTAGGAGATTGTATGTATGAAGGGTTTGCTGAGAGATATGATGAACTTGGAAATGTTTGGGGAGAGTGGCTTGAAGATTCTGTTACTATGAATGAAAAAACAACGTTTGGTGACAAGCAGACTACTATATCAGCCTCAATTGGATATCTTGAATTTAATAAAATGTTTATGTTTAAGAGAGGTCATAACTTAAGTAAGGCTTTAAATTGGGCATTTAGACAAAAAAGACATGCAATCGGTTCTTGGGAGAAAAAAATAGCTCTTAAGGAGCTTGAAGATAAAAATTTGCATGGAAATATAAAAAGATAGAATAATATTCTTTTAACTCTATTTATAGAAAAATATAATCATGATAATTGGAACTGGAACTACTGTTTATGAGCAAATACTTTCTGTAAGTGAGGATAATTATCCAGTTACAGGTGCTACTTTTGATGTGTCATTATATAATAATGGATTTTTTGATTCTGGCACCACAGTTAATATTGTTTTATCAGACGAATCAAGAGGTGTTTATACTGCTATTTGGTCAGCATCTACTATTGGAAACTATCAATTATATGCTAAAAATAACTTAACATCTGTTATATTTATTTCTGATTTAGTAATAGTAAAAACTGATGAAGAGATTAGTACAAATGTTTATATAGGATTATGATAATATAATTATTTATTATTTTTTTTTAAAAAATACAATTTACCCCTATTTATATAAAATCGGGTAAATGATAGATAAAAAAATGTTTGAATATACTAGGTGTGCAAAGGACCCAGTATATTTTCTTAATAATTATGGTTTTGTATTTGATGCTAAAAAGAAAAAGGTAGACAAGATGACTTGTTTCCCTTATCAAGAATCGTGTGTACAAAAGTTTCATAAGGAACAAAATAATATAATACTTAAGTCAAGACAATGTCTTCCTGAAGATACTTTTGTTGATACTCCAGATGGGCCAAAACCAATTCAAGATTTTAAAATTGGAGATTTTGTGTATTCTTATAATCTTGAAACAGGTCAAGTTGAAATGGATACAGTCGCTGACTCTTGGCTTAGTGGGGATAGACAATGTGTTAAATTAAAACTAAAAGATTCAAGAAATATTGAAGTTGGAGAGAATCATCCATTTTGGATTGTAAACAAACAGGCTTGGATAAAAGCTAAAGACCTTGATATTAATGATGAAATACTGGATGCTAATATAGGGTTTGGTGATGTGAATGTAAGTGATGAAGAAATAAAAATACTTGCCTATCTAATTACAGATGGGTGTACTAATAAGCAAGTAAAATTTACTAATAATAATATTGATTATCTATCTGAGTTTGAAGATAGTGTTAATATATGTTTCCCTGATTTAGAGATTAGAAAAAGTCCTAAATTAAATGGATATGATTATTATCCTCACCAAAAACATGGAGTAAGTACTTTAAATCCAATAATAGAGTGGTGTGAGAACAAGGGTATAGCTAATAAAAAGACAGAGTTTAAAAATTTACCAGAAGAAGTTTTTTATTGGGACAAAAATTCCGTATCTCTATTGGTTAATAGAATATTTGCTGGAGACGGATGGATTTCTATTTTAAAAAAAACTGGAAATAAAAGATTAGAGCTGGGATTGGGCTCCCCATCACTCGTTTTTTTAGAACAAATTAAAATGTTGCTTAAAAAATATAATATAAAAGGCAATATTTATGAAGTTAAAAATATGAAACTTCAGCAAAATAAATTTTATAAACTTAGAATAACTCACTCAAAAAGTGTATCTAAATTTATAAATGAAATTGGAATTTATAAGAAAATAAATCAAGAACATCTTGATATTATAAATAATAGAGTTCATGATGTAAAAAACACATCTATTGTTAGAAAAATAGAGAAAACAGAAACCAAAAAGTGTTATGACATATCTGTTACAAAAAACGAAAATTTTTTAATTAATGGTTTGTTGGTTCACAATACTGGTCTCTCAGTTGTTACTGCTGGATATGTTGCGTGGAGGCTTATGTTTAGATATGATGAGAAAATACTTATCATTGCCAATGATGGAGCAGGAGCTGTTCGTTTTCTCGATACTGTTAAGCAATTTATTGAATATACACCAGATTGGATGAAACCAGATTCTGTTGAGACAGAAAATCAAAAGAAAATAATGTTTTCAAACAATTCTTATGCTGAAGCTAAGGCATCAAGCCCTAATGCTGGTCGTGGAGATTCGCTTACAATGCTCATTCTTGATGAGACCGCCTTCATCAAGGATGCTGAGGCAATTTGGATGGGCGCTGGTATGGCGCTTTCAGCTACTGGTGGTAAGTGTATAATGATTTCATGTGTGCCAGAGGGTACGATGGTATTTACTGATAATGGAATCAAAGAGATAGGTCAATTTGTTGATAAGAAAAAAAATGGTGGTTATGAAATAGATGAATATAGTGTATATGGAAAAGATAGGCTAAGGAAAGGTAATTTGTTTTTTAATAACGGTGAACATGATACAAAAATAATAACTACTACAAATTCAATATTTGAGGGAACATTTTCACATAAATTATGGGCATGTAAAAATGGGGTTTATGATTGGTACAAGACGGAGGAATTAGAGGTAGGTGATTATGTATCTGTACAATATGGCATGGAGTCTTGGGGTGGCAATGATTTTGTAATGGATTTTAAACCAACTATTAGTAATAAGATGTCAAATAAATTTAATCCTGATAGGATTACAAAAGAAATTTCTTATTTAATTGGATTGTATATTAGTGAAGGTTCTGTTTATAAAAAATATAATGAAAATAAAGAGTTTATAGGAGGCAGTGTTACGATTACATGTGGTGACGATATATCTAAAGCAATTAAAGATATTGGACTCTCATACTCATGTCATGATGGATTACATTATTCAATAGGTTCAAAAAATTTAATTGAGTTTTTGGAATATATTGGTTTTGATTTATCTAAGAAGGCTAGAGAAAAAGAAATTCCAAAGAGGTTGTTTGAAATGTCTAGAGAGAATATAATTTATATGCTCAGGGGAATTTTTGATGGTGACGGATATTCAAGAAAAGATAAGGGATATATTGGTATTGGAATGAACTCAAAAAAATTAATACAACAACTAAGGATGTTGTTATTAAATTTTGGTATTTTAACTGATTATAGTGAGGTTTGGACTAAAAAAACAAAAAAAGTTAACATAGAGACATTAAATTTTAGAATATCTGCAAATGCAGAGTTTTCTAAGATATTTTATGATAATATAGGTTTTAATTTTGATAGAAAGCAAAAAAATAAATTAATTTTGGAAAATTATAATTTAAAAAGAAATTCTCCAAATGATATAATACCATTCTCATTAAATTTAATTAAGAGAGTAATTAGTGAAAGTGGTCTTAAAATAAAAAATTTTAAGGATGCAGGCATATTTATTAATTCGATAGTAAATTCGAGATTAGAATATAAAACGCAACATGTAAGTAGAAAATTGTTTTTAAAAGTATTTGAAATTTGTAAAAATAAAATTTCAAATGAAACTATAGTTGAAGTAGAAAAGTGTTTATCATCAAATTTAATTTGGAATAAAATAAATAAGATAGAAAAGTCTAAAAAAGAAACTTATGATTTTTCTTTACCAAATAATGATGAAGATTTTTGGGCTCACTCTGTTATATATAATGGTGTGTTAGGCCATCAAACGCCAAATGGTACTGGTAACCTGTACTACAAGACATGGGTTGATGCTGTAAATAATGATAACAAATTTAATGGCACAATGGTTCATTGGACAGAGAATCCAAACAGTTCTGTTAATCTTGAATGGAAAATAAGCCCAACTGGAGAAAAAGTGCCTTGGAGCCCATGGTATGAGGACCAGTGTAAGAGGCTTAATTGGGACTCTGTTAAGATTGCTCAAGAGCTTGACCTGTCATTTGAAGGTTCCAAGAGGCTTGCTGTTGACCCAGAGCTTGTCACCAAGTATCATGCTAAAGTTATGGCTGATAGTAATGCTGAGGGGTATATGAGATTTGACTACATGGAGAAAGAAAATCCGACAGAGTTTGCAAAGATTGTTACCGACATCACAAATATGACAATATTTAAGAGGCCAGAAGAGGGTAGGCAGTACATCATAGGATGTTTACCTCCTGATGAAAAAGTTTTGACAGATAGTGGATTGATGAATATTCAAGATGTTACTGTTGATGATAAATTAGTTAGTGAGAATGGTGATTATGTTGATATAATTAATAAGCAAATATACCAAGTTATTGATGAGGATATATTTGAGATGAAAATGGATAACACTTTTAGAACAACAACATTTACAAAGGAGCATCCAATTTTAATTAGTAAACCAAATTTGAAAAGAAATTACAACAAAAATCATAATAAGTATAGATTTAATGAAAGATATTGGGATTTTGATTTTAATTACACAAGAATGGAAGATGTTGAAATTGGTGACTGGATTAAAGTTCCTAATGTGTATAAAAAGGAAATAAAAAATATTTATAATGATAAATGGAAAATAAGCGAATCTGTTAGGTCTGATTTTGAGTTTGAATCACCATTGTTAGAAGATGACTTTTGGTGGTTTATTGGAATGTGGCTAGGAGATGGATGGTTAGGAAAAAATAATTATTCACATACAATATCAATATGTTTTGATAAAAATCATGAGGGCTACATTGAAAAATGCGAAGATATTATTAAACGATTATTTAAGCGTTCTCCATCTTTTGTTGATAAAGGTAGTACATATGAATTAGTTTTTAATTCTAAATTTTTGTACTATTTTATATTAGAAAATTTCGGTCAATACTCACATGGAAAAAAAATACCAGAATGGGTTAAATTTATATCAAATGAATATAAAAAAGAATTGATTAGAGGTTATTTTGATAGTGATGGATGTTGGGTTAAGATAAATAAAAATGGAATTTTAAATTCAAAAGTAAGTTTTGTTAGTATTAATCTGGAGTTGCTTGAATCAATACAAGATATTATTTTCTCTCTTGGTATTATTTCATCTCTAAGTAAGTTGCGAGATAAAAAAACGGCAATAACTCTTAACAGAGAGTGTAAGCAAAAAGAAACATACAATTTAACATTATCAAATAATGATAGTTTAGAGTTGATAAATTTAATTTATAAACATGATGATATTAAGTTAAATAAATTTAGTTTTAATGATTTTAATATTAAGAATAATAGAATTATTAGCTCTTGTCATTTTGATGAAGATAAACAATTTATTTATTTTAGAGTCAAAAAAATAAGTAAATCTAAATTTACTGGCAATGTTTATAATTTTGAGTGTGACACACACACATTTATGTGTCATCATATAACGACACATAATTGTGACGTTGCTAGAGGTGATGGACAGGATTACTCGACAATACAAGTTCTTGATGTTGATACGCTTGAGCAAGTTGCGGAATACAGAGAAAAAGTTTCTCCAGACCTTTTTCCTTTTGTGATTAATTATGTAGCAAGAATGTATAACATGGCCTATGTTGTAATAGAGGCCAATTCATTTGGTCTTGGTGTATGTTTTGATATAAGAGATAAATTTAAATACCCAAGAAATAGATTATATTTTTCTAAGAATATAAAAGATATACATGTAAGGCATTATAGTTATAAGGTGAATGAGGGAACTGAAATTCCAGGATTCCAAACAACAAGAAAAACTAGAGTATTATTAATTAAGGCAATTATAGAACATATGAGAGAGGGTTCATTAATTTTGCATTCTAAGAAGTTGATGGCCGAATTTCAAACTTTTGTTATGAATGGAGATAAACCAGAACATGAGCCAGGATTTAATGATGACCTTATTCTCGCTCTTGGTCTTGCACTTTATATTAGAGACACTGAGTTTGAAAATGTAACATCAAGTACAGAAATGTATAAGAGCATGCTTAGTGCTATGATGCTTAATTCTAATTCTAGCTCTGGAAAATTACCAGACCCAAACAAAAAAATAGATTTACCAAAAGGTGGTGCTGGTTTGTATATTTTCAATGGTACAAATAACATGAATAATATAGAAAATTCAGACCCAGATGATTTAAGTTGGCTTATGGGATAAGGTTATCTAACTATTTAATTTATAGAAAGAAATATATATATTTAAAAAAAGCATTTAAATGGCAAATGAAGATAAAAATGATTTAAGTATTTTTAGTGGTGTTAACAACGCCATTAATAAAAATAAGCGAAGAACACCTGTGGTTCAAAATCCTGGTGTTGTGCAAAATGTTGGAGATGGATTGCGTCAGCGTCAAGGTAATAATATAGAACATGTTCAACAGCAATTCTTAGATTGGCAAGTCAATAAAATTGCTAATGACCTATATACTAGAACTATATATTATGATACAGATAGGTTAGTTGCTTATGGTGATTTTAGAGCTATGGACCAATCTCCAGAGATTGCGGCAGCCTTAAATATAATGAGAGATGAATGTATTACTAGGGGTGAGAAAGGTAAGATACTTGATATATTTTCAGAGAATTCTAGGGTTAAGACGGTTCTTGAAGATTTATTTTATAACAGATTAGATATTGATTTTGCACTTAAGCTTTGGATTCGTGAGCTTCTTAAATATGGAGATTTATTTTTACAACTTCACATTGATAAGGAAGAAGGTATATATGGAGTAATGGCTTTGCCTTCTGATGAAATGCATAGAGAAGAGGGTTATGAGGGTAGGACTGATGATGTAAGGTTTAAGTGGGAGACTACTGGTGACATATTTGAAGATTGGCAAGTTGCTCACTTTAGATTGCTTGAGGATGTTAGAAAATTACCATATGGACGCTCTATACTAGACCCAGCTAGAAAACTTTGGAAACAACTTCAGCTTGCTGAAGATTCTATGTTGGTATACCGTATAACAAGAGCTCCAGAGAGGCGTGTTTTTTATATTGATGTAGGAAATCTTGAACATGCTGATGTATCTCAATTTATTCAACAATTTCAAATTCAGCTCAAGAAACAGCCAATAGTTGACCAAAGAACAGGGAATATAAACTTGAAGTACAATCCAATGAATGTGACAGAGGATTATTTTATTCCAATGAGGGCTGATAGGTCATCAAGAATCGAAACATTGCCAGGAGCTTCAAATCTTGGAGACATTCAAGATATTGAATATCTCCAAAATAAATTATTCGCCTCACTTCAAGTTCCTAAGAATTACTTGAACTATGGGGAATCACTCCCAGGAGGCTCAACATTATCTCAGCAAGACCTTAGATTTGCTCGTACAATTAATACAATACAACAAGCAGTTCTTGCAGAGCTTAAGAGGATTGCAAATATTCATCTGTACTTTAATGGGTTTAAGGATGATATTGATAATTTTACATTAACACTTAACAATCCTTCTACACAACAGGAGTTACTTAAGCTTGAGACGATGAAGGCACGTCTTGAGGTATTTAAGGAAATGTTCTCTGCTGAAGCAACGTCACCAGTATCTTATGTATGGGCAATGGAAAATATTTTAGGATTTTCTAAGAGTGAGATTAAACTTATTCTTAAGCAGAAAAAGGTTGAAAAGAAAATTTTCGCTGAAATTGATTCTGCTGTTGAAATGTATAAGAAAATAGGATTATTTAGAGAACTTGATGATAAATATGAAATAGAAGGGGCTGAAGAAATGATGATGGCTCAACAATCAGGAGAAGAAGCTGAAGGTGCTGGCGGAGATGTTGGTGGCGGAGGTGGAGGCCTTGGTGGAGCATTTGGAGGCGCTGGAGAACTTGACCTAGGTGCAGATACTGGAGCTGAAGTAGGGGCTGAAGCAGGCGGTGCTGAACCTGAAGCAGGGGCTGAAGCAGCTCCAATAGCGGAGTATAAATTTAGAAAAGTTCAAAATATTTCTGATAATTATGTAGAAAAAATGTTAAATGAATTACTTGGAAGTGATGAAAATAAATCTATCAAAAAAGTAGAAGACAATGCTTTAATTAAAAGGAGTGAGTCAATGAATTTTGAATCTAAAAAATTAATTAGCAATATTAAAAATGGACTATCAAAAAGAGGTTTTAGGGAAACAATACAAGAGGGTTATTTTATCGAGACATCAAAAAATCCACTTGTAGATAACTCTGAAAAATTAAATAGTGATAACAATCAATTAATGAGTGAGATAGAAACTTATTTAAAAAATAGAAAAAAATAATATGATTGAAAGACGATATTATGAAGCTTGGAATATAAATGACCACTATGAGATTAAACAAGAGGTTTTGCTTTTGCTTGATGAGCTTGAAAATTTTGATAAGAAGTTAAAAAAATTTTTAGGACCTAAAAAAGTAAAAGTAGCAGGTGCACATGCTAGAAAAAGTTGCAGGTCAATGGAAAAAATATTAGAACAAATAAAGAAAAAAATTCAAATGACGAAGCAGGATTATGAGTCAGATTATGAAGATTATTAGATATATATTTTTTTTATTTTAAAAAAGACTTTCATTAAATTTATGAAAGTCTTTTTTTTTGTTTATAATTTGTTTTTAAATTAAAATTATTTTTTTGAAACAAATTTAATTATTTTAAGTATATTTGTATGTTGATTAATATCTATTTTAAAAATAATTCATAAAATGTACATAGTATTTGATACTGAGACAACAGGCAAGGCAAAGAGTTTTAGTGCGCCTATAACTGATTTTAATAATTGGCCAAGGATGGTTCAAATTGCTTGGAAATTATTTGATAGAAATGGTGTTGAATTAGATTCTCAGAATTTAATAATTAAACCTCAAGGATATATAATTCCTGATGAGGCAATAAAGATTCATAGAATCACAAACGAAAGAGCTAAGTCTGAAGGTGTTTTATTAAGAGTTGCTCTTGAGAAGTTTGGAGAAGCAATTAGAAATAGTAAATACTTAATTGCGCACAATATAACATTTGATGAAAATGTTGTTGGTTGTGAGCTTCTTAGAGAAGGTATGCATAATTATATTCAAGATATTATGCATATTGATACAATGACACGTACAACTGAGTTTGTGGGAATTCCAAATAAAATGGGAAGAAGTGGATTTAAATATCCTTCTATGACTGAGCTTCATCATAAATTATTTGGCAAAGGCTTTGAAGATGCGCATGATGCACTTGCTGACGTTACAGCTCTTGCTAATTGTTTCTTTAAGTTACAAGAATTGGGTATTTTAGGATTTAAAGAAAATGATGATGACATTAGTTTAAGTTCACTTTCTGAGTTTGCTAAAGATAAAGCTTCTAGTGTTATATTAAATAAAAATATACCATTTACAGCTCTTGGTGTACACACATTCCATTCAATACTTGAAGGCGCTGGCTCAGTTGATGAATATATAAAATTAGCTCAATCATTAGGTCATACTTCTATGGCAATAACAGATAATTCAACTTTATCTGGAACATTTGAATTTTATAATAAATGTAAATCCAAAGGCATAAAGCCTGTGTTTGGTATAGAAATGTTATTAAATGATAATATTGGTATTTATTTTGATAATAAATCTTTTGAGGGAGATAATTTTAAAATTAAAATTTTTATAAAAGATGAGAAGGGTTATTGCAATTTAAATCACTTATTATATCTTGCAAATACAGAAGGATACTATAATAAGGAGGGTAGAATAAAAACTGAATGGCTCCTTAAGTATAAGGAGGGGCTATTGGTTTCTACATCTGGACTAGATAGTAAACTTGCAAGCATGGTTCTTAGAGGTAAAGAAAATGATGCTGAAAATTATGTTAATATGCTTAGGGCTGAATTCCAAGATGACCTCATAATAGAGCTAAAGTTCAGTAAATTTGCTAACCAAAAACAATACAATAATTTCTTGCTTAAGATGATGAGAAAGTATAATATTATGCCAGTCTTGAGTAATGATACATATTACCCAACAAAAGATGATTCTATTTTGCAAGATGTTGTAACAGCTATTAAGCAGCATAGAACAATTTCTTCCTGTTCTCTTAAGGAAAATAGAGAGCTTTGGTATTTTAGTAGCGATGATTTTAAAAATATTAACATAAAATATGGTTTTAATTACCCAGATGAATTTATTGAATTATGTATGCAAAATACATTAAAGGTTGCAGATAAGTGTAATTTTAAATTTGATACTGGCTCTGAAAAATATCCTAGATATGAACCTACTGAAGATATTATAAAATATTTTGGCACCGATATCCCAGAAGAGATTATAAAAAAACTTTCATTTGCAAAGTTGAGGCAAAAAATTAAGAAGTACCAAGAGAATGGTATTGTTGAAATGACGGATGAAAAAATTAAAGAGTATGTTGACCGTCTTAATTATGAGATTGAAGTTATTGAATCTAAGAAGATGCTTGACTACTTCCTTGTAAACTGGGAAATTATAAATTACTACAGAAAGCAAGGATTTTCCATTGGTCCTGCTAGGGGATGTTTTTTGCCTGGGAGTAGGGTTAAGATGGCTGATGGCATGTATGCTCCAATAGATACAATTGAGATTGGAGATAGGGTGATTGATGCCTTTGGGGATGAGAGAGAAGTGATTGATACATTGGAATATGATATTGATGAAGACATTATTGAGCTTGAGTTTGATGATGGAAGAATCATTGAGTGTACACTTGACCATGAGATTCTTACAGAGAATCGTGGATGGGTTCATGCAAAGGATTTGACAGAAGAAGATGAAATTGTTGATATAAATAAAGCAAGATGAAAGAAAGGGATTATAATCAAATAGATGCACTAAAATATTTGGTGGAAACTGGACCTACGCATACAAATGAATGGACTGAAGCTGGTATGTATAATATATTGTCTAAAGTTATATTAGAAAGTGCGAGGAGATATAAAAAACAAGAGCTTGATAAATTAATCCAAGAAGCATCAAATTATTAAACAGGAAACACAAAACCTCAAGTAGGTCTAATTTTAGAAAATTGAGACTATATTTTATTTTAGATAATAAATATTTAATTGAAGTTAAGGGTTATGGTCCGTGGGCAGATATAGCTAATATTAGCAAAAAAAATGAGGCTGCTAAGGTTTGGTGTAAAGAAAATAGTATGAGATATAGACTTGTTGAGTTTAAAGATATTGGTAATCATTGGTATAAAAAGGCGAGAAATAAACATAAAGAATTAAATAATGGCGAAATTAAAGAGTAGAAAAATTAGAAAATATACAGGAAAAGTTCATGACTTAACTGTTGAAGAAACTCATTCATATAATATTGAGGGTTTAGGGGTTCATAATTCTGCTGCAGGAAGTTTGCTCTCTTGGTGTCTTGACATCACAAAGATTGACCCAATAAGATTTGACCTTTATTTTGAGCGTTTTCTTAATCCAGAGAGGAACTGCCTCACATCAAACTGTAATGTGATGCTTAAAGATGGCTCTTATAAAAATATTGTAGATGTTGAGGTTGGTGACCCTGTTCAGACTGAGCATGGACTTGGAACACTGGTTCAAAAGCATGAGAGAGAGCTTAGAGAAGATGAGAGTGTTTATGAGCTTGAAACTGAAGATGGAGCAAAGGTTCAGTTAACAGGTTGTCATATTGTTCCTGTGTTTAGAGAAGGTAAGAGAATAGAGGTTCGTGTTGATGAAATATTGGAGACCGACCAATTATTTGTATTTTAAAAAATTTAATTTGATTATGAAAAAATATTTAGATATTAAGACTATTAAAGTTTCTAATTTAGTTGCTGAGTATATGATAAAGAAGTTTTTTCAAGAAAACTCTCCATCTCTTTTTAAGAAAGAGTTTGTAAAAATTTTTGAAATAGAAAAATTAATTAATGATTATCTGAGGCAAATTGATGAAGATGAAGTTAATTTATATATTAAAGAGCATAGAAAATTAGACTATAAATCAAGACCTTGTTTTGCTTTTATTTCTGATAATTTAACAAATCCACTTAGATTATATTTAGACCAACACACAGAAGGCGAAAGTGTTTGTGTTGATGATTTTTCCTTAGCAAGTGATTATTATACACAAGATTTAGAAACAAATAAGAATATAATGGATGTGAAATAGATAGAAGTGGTGTTTATGATTATAAAAACAAAAAACTATATATTCCAGATTTTATTAATAGAAAGTTAAAGATTTTTATTGAGTTTAACGGTGATTATTGGCATTGTAATCCATGTATATTTAAAAAAGAATATTATAATACAGTTAAAAAAATGACTGCTGAAGAAATTTGGAATAAAGATAAATTTAGAAACGAAAGAATTAAGAAATTGACTGGATGTTGTTATTTGGTTGTTTGGGAAAATGATTGGAATAAAAACAAAGAAGAGGTTAAACAGATTTTAATAAAATTTTTAAATGAAAAAAAATAAAATAAAATCAATAAAAAAAATTGATTATAAAGGAGTAGTTTACGACCTTTCTTTTAATAAAGATAATTTATTTTTTACTTCAAGTAATACTTTAAGTGAAGGTACTCAACTATCTGTTTTAGTGCACAATAGCTCACCAGATATTGATATTGACTTTATGACTGGAACTGATGATATTACAAATAACTTTTTATATGAGAAATATGGAAGAGAGCGTGTGATGTCTGTTGGAACATTTGGAACATTTTCTGAGAAGAATACTATTAAGGATGTTGTTAGAGCATATCAAGGAAAGGATGCTACTGGATTTGGTTCAGATGTATTTGCGTTAACTGAGGAGATGCCAGACTTCCTTAAGTACAACGATACACTTGAGCACTGGTTCGAGACATGGCCAGATAATCCAGAATGTAGTCCTAGAGTTAGAAACTGGATTAAAGACCCTAAGAATAAAGAAATAATAGAAGTTGCACTTAAGCTTCAAGGTAATATAAGAGGTGTGGGTCAACATGCTGCTGGTATAGTAATTACTCCGAGTGAGTCTTGGAACTATGTTCCTACTAATATAATCGCATCAAACGAAAATATTGTTACAGCATTTCAAGAGGCTGATAAATCTGGAAAAGACCTTAGTGCTCTTGGGATTTTAAAATTAGACAGACTTAAATTAGAAACTCTAAATGTAATCAAGGAGGCTATTGAGATTGTAAAGAAAAATAAGGGTATAGATATATCTGATAAAGTTGACTACGTTGACCTTGAGGATGAAAATTTATTCATTGAGCTTAGACTTGGGCTTAACCATGGTATATTTCAGTTTGAGAGTAGTGGTATGAATAACTTAATAAGAGGAATGCAGGTTGAGAAGTTTGAAGAGCTTGTTGCATGTAATGCGCTCTATAGACCAGGTCCAATGGGAATTGGTGCCCACGAGGAGTTTATCACAAATAAATTTAATCCTGAAAAAATTAAATTGGTCCACCCAGCTCTTGAGCCAATTCTTAGAGAGACAAATGGAGTACTTGTATTTCAGGAGCAACTAATGTTTATTGCTGATAGAATTGGTGGAATGGGTCTTGGTAAGGGTGATAACCTTAGAAGATACATGGATAAGGCGAGTAAGATTATTGCTCGACACTCTGCAGGAGAAAAGCTTACTGAAGAAGAGTTAAACAATAGCAACTGGAAAGGGTTTCAACAATATTGGAATATGTTCCTTGAGGGAGCTGCTGCTCAAGGGTATGATACTGCGGAGGTCGATAAAATTAAGGATTGGGTAATCCAATATCTTGGATATTCATTCAATAAGTGCTTAACAGAAAATCATAAAGTAATTTCTGAGGATAGAGGCGAGATTAACATTCTTGATGTGAAGATTGGAGAGAAAGTTCTTGGATATAATCCCGAAACTGGCGAGGATGAGTTTAATCAAGTTAAGGATATTCATCATAATGGCAGGAAAAAGGTTTACAGGATTAAAACGAAGTCTGGAAAAATATTAGAATGTACTGAAGACCATAAGATTATGACAGAAAGTGGGATGAAAACTTTAAAGGAGGTTAGAGAAAATAAATTAAAAATCAAAATTGTATGATACAAATTGGAGTTATATGTATTTCTACTCCTATTATAGATAATGATTATAACTTATCTATAAAATGGAACATTTGAATAAGATACCAGAACATGTGTTTTCTGGAATTAATAAAGAAGGTTTTTTAAAATATGTTGAGGATGTATTTATAAAAATAGAAAATTTAGATGAAATACATATTCCAGCTGCAATTTCATTTTTGAAGATTAAGTTTTTAAATGGAAATATTGATTTTGAATCAGGCGCATTGATGATAAAAAGTCAATGTAAAAAGTAAGTTTTAATAAATCTCATACTACGCAATCCAAAAACTCGTCATGCAACACCTAAAAGTGATATGCAGAAAAATAATTTGGAGAGAGATGAAAGAAAGCGTAATTTTGTAAAAGAAAATTTAGAATACGAACTCATTGAAGTATGGGAAAATGATATAATTAATAATATTGAAAAAGTAAAAATATGCTTGAACAATTTGAAGAAATAGTTGAATTTGAAGAAATAGGTGAAGTAGAAACTTATGACCTTGAAATAGAATCTAAACATCATAATTTTTATGCTAATGGAATTTGTGTGTCTAATAGTCACTCACTTTCCTATTCATATCTTGCAATGCAAACGCTTTATTTAAAGCACTATTACCCTACAGAATTTTACACAGCTCTTCTAAATCACCCAAAATCTGGAACTAAGGAAAAGCAACAAGCGTGGATTGCGTCTGCGATTTCATCAGCAATGTCTAAGGGAATTATAATCAAGAGACCATCTAGAAAGTCAGGATGGGAGTGGACAATGACAGGAGACCATGAAATATCAATGGGGTTCTCTGGAATCAATGGATTGGGTACTATAGCTTATGAGGAAATGCTTCAACTTATAGATGAAATTCCAGTAGAAAATGGTCAACCTAAGAAGACTCTTGAGACTGTAAATATGAGTACATTTATGAGACTGCCGTTTAGTAAATTCAATAAAGGTGCGTTTACATCTTGTGTTAAGGCTGGTGTCTTTGATGACTGGAGCGAGTCAAGAGAGCAATTGCTTGCAATTAAGCAGAAAAAGAAAAAGAAAGTAATAGCAAACCAAGGTGTATTATTTGATATGAATGACTCTTCTTTTGATATACCTATGCAAAAAGATGATGTTAATTATCCACCTACTTCTGATTTAACAAAGAGGTCTGAATTTATTGATGTATGTAATTTTGACCTTGAAAAAATAAAATATATTCTTGATATTAAGAGTGATGTAAATAATAGAGCTAAGAGAGAAAAGCCAGTTGATACTATAATTAATTTTGATGAAAATGATTACTATATTTTTGTTGTTGAGACATTTAGGCTTATGCAAAGTAAATCTGGAAAACAATATTTAACTATGAAAGTTGGCGATGGAATTAGTCATACTACAATTAGAGCATTTGAGCCAACTGTAAATGACCTCTTACCTATTTTGGTTACAAATGGTATTTATGTTGGTGAGTTTGAAAAAAATGACAAGGGGTATATCAATTTTAAGAGAGGAACCAGAATAGTAAGAGTTGATAAATAAATTATATAGTTTGCTTGTTAAAAAATATATAAATAAAAATGATTAACATATACACAGACGGAGCCTGCAAGGAAAATTCAAGGGATAATGGAACTCCAAGTGGATTAGGTGGTTGGGCATATGTAATTCTTGACCAGGAGCCAGGAAGAAATATGGAAATTGCACTCTCTGATTCAGACTTTGTAGATGGAACTACAAACCAGGAAATGGAAATAGTTGCTGTAGCAAAGGCTTTTGAGGCACTTGTCGGATATAAGATTGATGATAAGGTGATTTTATACTCAGATAGTGCCTATGTGATAAATTGCTTCAAGGATAGATGGTACGACAAGTGGAATTCCAACGGTTGGCTAAATAGTAAGGGAAATCCAGTAGAAAATCGTGAATCTTGGGAAATAGCGATAGATTTAGTCAATAGATTTGACGTAACTTTTTTTCATATTAAGAGAAACTCAACAAAATATATTTCAATGGTCGATGAAATGGCGAAGAAGGCTTCTAAGAAACAAACCAGCCAAGAATCGTTATAGCAGTACTAAATAGTATAGAAAGTATTGCCACTACAGTCTTAGCTTTTATTTTAAAAGTCTTCAAGTCTTCTATTTCAATTCTATCTTTAATTTTTTCTTCTCTTATACTTTTAAGCTCACTTTCAAGTGTTTTTATTTCTTCGTTTGAAATCTTTATATCTTGAAGCGCCTTTTTCATATCTCTAAGGTCATCTGGATTTACAACTTTTTCTAAGTTCTCTTTCCAAATTTTTATATCTTGAAGAGCGTGTTTCATTCCGCCTATTCGAGTCATTTCAAGATTTGTCTCATGAAGAGAAGATGCGAGGTTGTCAATTTTATCTTCCATTTTTTGAAGTTGTTGCAAAATTAACACATTGTTGTTTTCGTTTCCTGTCATGATATTTTTGTTTAATAATTTAAAATAAACCTCTTTATAATATATATATTAGTTTTTTAAAAAAACATAATTTTTATGTTATAAAAACTCTTTTTATTTAATATTTATTTAAAAAGATATTGTATAAGTATGAAAAAGCACTTAATAGAAGAATCACTAAAGAAAATGAAAAATATTGTTGAAGCAAGGATTAATGAAGCTCCAACACAACAGGCTTCAGCACAACAGGCTCCAACACAACAGGCTCCAGCACAGCAGGCTCCAGCACAACAAGCTCCAGCGCAGCAAGCTCCAGCACAGCAAGACCCGCAAAGAGACCAAAAAATAGCTAAAAATATTGATGTCACAATGGACCAAGCTATGAATACAGTAGTTGCAAAATTACCTAGTATATTAGCTAATTTTGCAAAAACAAGTGGAGATAAAGACGGTTCTATTGATGCACCTGGTGTATACGACAACAATCAAGTACAACAGCCACAGACGCAGGCACAACAGCCACAAGCAATAAAGGAGGGTGTTGTTTCTGAGATAACATTTGATGAAAGTAAGTTTATGCAATGTGTGGATGGTGGTCTTAATGAAGGTGGAATACTTGGTTTAGCTATGTCGGCTCCAGCTATTTTAAAATATGGTGGTCAAGCTTCTAAGTGGATTGGTAAGAAAATGGATTCTCAATGGCTTCAGAAGTGGGGAAATAAAACTGCAGAGGCTGGTGAAAAACTTCATCATAAATATATTCACACAATAGAAAAGGTTTTAAAGCCACTTATGCCAAATGCAACTCCAGAACAATTACATAAGGCCGCAAATGGTGTATTCTTAGGTGCTGTTGGTGTTCTTTTTGCAGGGAGTCTAGCACATCCAGGTATGTTAACTGGAATAAAGGGTGCAGAGCTTGGTCAAGAGGCTATTGCAGCACTTCAAAAATCTTTACCTTCTCTTGGGTTTGCGTAATGGCAAAGAAAAATACATATAGAAGTCTTCTAAGGAAAGCGGTTTGTAAGGCTAAATTTGCAGCTAATCCAGCTGCATCAAAGGCTAAAAAAAAGAAGAGACTTGAAAGTTCTGCTAAGAAGATGTCTAATAAGATGACTAATCCAGAAAAAATATTTTCTGAGATGATGATTGAATTGGATGTTGAATTTGAGTCTCAAAAAATTATTGATAATAAAATTTTTGATTTTTATATACCTTCTAAAAATTTAATAGTAGAGGTTCATGGTGATTATTGGCATAGCAATCCATTAATATACGAAGGTAAGGAGCTGAATAAGATACAAGTAAGAAATCAAAAAAATGATTTATTTAAAGAAACTCTAGCTAAGGGCATGGGATTTGATATTGAGGTGGTTTGGGAATATGACCTTAAAAATAATTATAATGAACAAATAGAAAGGTTTAAAAAAATTTTAAAAAAATGAATAATTCAATTAGAAAAATAATTAGAGAAGAGGTGTATAGGGTGGTACAAGAAATTGGCGAGGACCCACTTCAAATAAATAAAGACATTATTGCCTCGAATGAAGAGCAAATAAAAGAGCTTGAGGCTGAGCTTAAATTTAGACAAAACGACATGAGGGTTCAGGGATTGGAGCCTCAAGAAAAAAAAGCTAGAATTGAAAGGGCTGATTTAGTAAAGAAAAGGTTGGAGCTAGCTAAGAGTGAGCTTGAATTAGCAAAGCAATCTGGAATTAGCATAACTCAAATGCAACAAAGTCAATCTAGCTCTGAAGAACAATCTCAAACTCAAGATGTATCTCAAAGTCAAGTTAAGACTCAGATATAATAAAATGTTTTTTTTATTTAATTTACTTTTTTTTTAACTTATATTTATTAAAAATAAAAAAAGTAAATATGAATAATGAATCAATAATGTTAGGGGGGAACTCTGAAAGAAATGATAACCTAAGGCCAGTTAATACTGGAACAAATGTGCCTACTGAAGAAGTTCAAGTAAATAAAACTTCTCAAGATATTGCAAAGGAGCATAATATACCTGAACAATATCTTGATACAGAATTTACAGTTCCAACGGAAAGAGTAGAATTGCCATCTAAGGGAGTTTTTTATCCTAACAATAAATCTTATGTAACTATTAAGTATCTTACTGCAGAGGAGGATGATATTCTTTATTCATCAGACCTTATTAAATCAGGAAAGGTTTTAGATGTTCTTCTTGATAAGTCAGTATTAGACAAAGACCTTAGACCAGAAGATATGTTATCTGGTGATAGAAACTTTATACTTATTGAAATGAGAAAAACTGGGCTTGGCTCAGATTATATGCCAGGTGAAATATCATGTCCGTCATGTGGTCAATCTCATAAGCCAACAATAGACCTTGATAAATTAAGTGCTAAGTACATTGAAATTATGCCAGACCAATTAGGTGAATATGAAGTTCAATTACCTATAATTAAGGCTAATTTAAAATTTAGATTACTTAATGGAAAGGATGAAAAGAGATTATCTAAGATTTCAGAAAATAAAACTGGAAATCCTGGTGGAATTAAAGTATCTAAGGTTATTACTGAAAAATACTTAATGCAAATAATGGAGGTTAATGGAAATAGAGATAAGTTGCATATAAAGAAGTTTATTAGTATTATGCCAATGAAGGACTCAGCATTTTTCAGAGAATATCTCAGAAGAATAGAGCCAGGATTAGACCTTTCTTATGATTTCGATTGTCCAAATTGTGGACATGTTGACTCAAGAGATATTCCGATTACACCAAAGCTGTTCTATCCTGATTTGGAGCAGTAATTTTATTAGATTTCCAATTGTTTTCTTTCGCACAAAGCGGTTGAAAATTGCTGTAGTGATTTAATGATATAAGTTCAGCTTCATCTTTTGCGGATGAGGCTGGAATTATATGGTCAAGCTGCCACCTTTTTTCGGTTTCGCTGTATAATCCATGATTCGACCAATTCATCCAAGGTTCAAATTGATTTTCTATGTGAATTTTAAATTCTTCAAATGTGTAGCCTAAGATTTGTGCTGTCTTGCTCGATTTTTTGTATCCCTGATTTTTAAAGTACTGAGATATAAGTCCACGAATATTTTCTTTGAGTTTAAAAAGTGAATTTTTTGCCTTTTTTAATTGATATTTTTCGTTTAATTTTTTTCTGTTGTTAATTCTATATAGTTTGTCTAGATTTTTCTTTTTTTCCTTTCCTTCATCGCTATTTCTGTATTCTTTTATTTTGTTACAACATTCTTCTTTATTTTCGTTATAATATTTTGACGAATATTCTTTTCTAGCCTCTGTATTTTCTGAATAATATTTTTTGAGTCGATATTTCTCGCATTCAATGCAAGAATTTCTGTATTTACCAATATCTTTTCTGAAGTAAAATCCAGATAATTCCTTTTCTAAATTACATCTTTTGCAAGTCTTTATCTCCATTTTCACTCTTATTTAATTCGCTCATTATTATTTGCCTTATTTTAACAGACATTCCAATTAATTCTTTATCACACTGCTTTGAGAACTTTTCTTTAATTTCTTTTGGAAGTCTAATAATTATTTCTGCATCATTTTTCATTTTGTATAGCTTTTGTTAATATAAATATTCAAAAAAAATAAGAAATACTATTTATAAAACAAAATGATAATACTATATTTAATAAACTATTTTTAGATGGATGAAGAAAATTTTAATATTGAAAACTTTAAAGGTAGATTAGTTGATGATGATTTTTCAAAATCTATAAATGAATTAAAAGAAAAATTTGAAGAAAATACTGAAGAGGTTAGAAGATTATCTGCTTTAATCCATCAAGAAAAGCAAGATAAGCACATAGAAAGGCCTTTTGAGATGTTATTTATCCCATCACGAGGTTTATTTTATGAATCAAAAGAAAACTACTTACTTTTAAATCAATTGACTTACATTGAGGAGAATCTCCTCACAAGTGAATTCCTTGTAGAGTCTGGAAAGGCTATGGAATTTGTTCTTAAGAATATTCTTGTTGAGCAGAATGTGAAGCCATCAGAATTATTAGCTGGAGACGTTCAAGCTATTGGCTTATTTCTTCGCTCGTTTGCATATGGAGATAAAATTGACTTAGAGTTTGATTGTCAAAATTGTGGATTTAAAGAGGAAGTTCCAGTTAGGCTATCATCTTTTCAAATGAAAGATATTATAGTTCCTCCAGAAAATGGTTTAATACCAATGCTTCTAGATGGAACAGAATTAGTATTTAGATTCAAGCCTCTTACTTATTTTGAAGATGTTGGAATGTCTAAGGCAAAAATAAGCAATATTGATAGGATAATATACATGACTAAATCCATAAATGGATGTGAAGATAAGAATGTAATAGCTCAGATAATAAAAAAATTAAAACTTCCTGAAATAAGGAGAGTTAAAAAATTTATTGAGAAGGCAATGCCAGGAGTTGATGCTGTTGTTAGGCATAATTGTAGTTCATGTGGAAGAATGAATGTATATAATTTAGGAGGGGCTCATAGTTTCTTGTCATTCCCATCTTCGTTTAGAGAAAATGTTGAAGAAGAATGTTTTCTAGTGTCTTATTATGGAAAGGGAGTTAGTCTTGAGTATGCCAAGAAGATGTCTGTTACAGAAAGGCGTTGGCTACTAAATAGAATTAATGAAGAGCTTACTAAAAAGAGGGAAGCGGAAGAAAAATCTTACAGACAAGCTAAGGCTAAATCAAAGGGTAGAGGTAGGTGATATTTAAAAAAATGACCTATTTATTATAAAAGTGTTTTTGTAATGGATAATCAAGATAAAAAACTTAAAAAATTAAGAGAAGATAGTAGTGAAATATTTAATGAACTATTTGGTTTTGGAAAAAAGAAGGATAATAGTAATATAAGTTATGAAAATAATGATATAATTATAGATACACAACTTAGATTAATTATAAAAAAAACAAAAAGTACAATTGAAAAGCCTTTGCCTACTGCTGGTAAGTGGTCTCAATTGGATTGGAATAACCCTGAAATAAATTGGCTTGAAGACGCTGAGTTTAAGGCTCAATCAGCATCTGTTAATAATGACCTAAAAATAGAACAGTTTAGAAATTGTATTTGGCAGAGTGGCGATTTTAGAGGTGGTAAATTTATTGGAGGAGAATTTAATGGTGGAACATTTGTTGGTCAATTTGGTCCAGGAGCTAAGTGGAATGTAAGTCCATTTAATTTTATAGATGGTACAACCAAGGAGAATGAAACAATTCTAGGTCTTCCAAATATTACAAACTTAAATAAAGATAGATTTAAATTTAATATAATATCCGTGGTTCCAGGAAATGATATCATCATCAATTTATCAAATGGAATAACTCATAAGATTAGTGTAATAAAAAGGTTGGATGATAAAAATTCTTTTTTTTCATATAAGGTTACAAATGGGGTTAGTAAGGAAGAAAAAGTTATTAATGTTAGATGGAGTCAAATTAGAGGTCAAAATGCAACAGAGTTTCAAAATAATGTCACATTTGGAACAAATATAATTCCAGGTGTTTTTACAAAATTTTTAATGCTACCATTCGAGGGAGCTGTAAAGAATGTTAAAATAGACTCAAGTACAAATTTCGAGCAGCCACAGTGGTCGGAAAAAGAGGAGACACCAGCAGACCTATCTAAAAAACAAGTTAGCTATGAATTATCTAAGCTTCCACTTGGAATACCTTCAATACCAAGGAAAGGGGAGGGAAAAAATACGATAGGCAGTGTCTATTTTAATTTTCCATCATCAGTAGAACAAAAGGGTTTTAATGATGTGGTGAAAGCTCTTGAAAAAAACTGGCTTAGCGCTTATATAAAAAAGGTTAAATCCGCTCTTGAAAATGGTGTTGTGAAGCAAATACCACCTCAGTATCCATATTTATCTAATTTATTAAGTTCAAATAACATTTCAGAATCTCCTATAAAAAAAGCGGAACCATTACAGCCAGCCGCTCCAATTATTGACCAAGACACGCATAATGCTATGTTAGGTATTGAGAATTTTTTAAAATACTTCGTTGGAACAATGGTTAGAAGGTTTAGGAAGTCTGGAGCTGAAAAAGGTCTATATGATGTAGAAGATACTGTTGGTAGAAGTGCAATAAAAAATAAGTTAAAATCATTGTTATTACCAACTTCAAGTCAACCAGTTAAATCAAAAAAAGTAAAAAAAAATACACAACCTGCAGCGGTTAACAGACTTAATATACCTGAGTCAATAAATTTATTGGAGTCTATTAAAGATATTTTGTCAAAAAAAATGTAACATTTTTAAATATATTGCGTATAATAAAAAAGAACCAATAAAAAAAATGTTATGAACTCAGTTATTAAATTATTTCTTATCATATTAAAAGTTTTAAACTTTTTACTTTTTGTAATGCCAAGTAGATTTTCTCTCTTGGTTTTGTTTGGCTACAATTTTGCTATTTACTTATACTTTGGAGCTTGGAGTATAGAGACAGTTCAACAAACTCTGGGATATGATTCTATTGCCTATAAGCTATTTCTTTTGTTTGTAGAATTTCCAATTTTCTGGTCATTTATATGTTGTTTCGCAGACGCAAAGATGGCCTCAAGTCACAGAGCTGGGACAATAAGTTCAGCGCTTGATAGTGCAATTGCATATAGAAACGGTCAAATGAGTAATAAAACTCCGCAGAAGGCTTTTGATATTTTAAGAAAAACTTCTAATTTAGACGTTATGAAGGCAAATGAAAATAACCCAACATTTGAACAGGCTATAATGGGTTTTAATGCAAAGTACGGCAATTCAAGTCCTACAAAAGTCTTTAATGAGTTTACAAAAAAATAAAAATAATAATATATAAGTTAAAAGTCACCTTTAATTTGGGTGGCTTTTTTTTTATTCTTTATTTATTAATAAAGAATAAAATATGGCTGATAATATGGATGAAAACATCAAGAAGGCAAAAGCCTATAAAGATAGTCTTGATGCAATTAATAAATCAATAGAGACTCAGACAAGTAGATTTGGAACATTGGCTAACGAGGTGGGTATTGCATTCGGTGCATGGAATTCTCAAACAAAAAAAACTCAAGCTGATAGACTTGAAGAGATTAGATTAACAGAAGAAGCTACAAAATCAGTAAAAAGTCAGTCAGATGTAGTTCAAGGTCTGATTAATGCTGAGCTTAAATTAGGTGATGCTTTTAAGAAAAATAAGACAAGTGCTGAAATGTTTTCAGATGTATTATCTTCTCTTAATGCTGGAGACTTAGCTGGTCAATATTCTAATATAAACGACATTCAAAAAAAGATTTATGAGCTTGAAAAGGATAAAAAAGATTTAAGTTCTGAACAGTTAGATGAGTTAGAAAAGTTAAGTGGTATATCTAAAAAATATAGAGAAGAGACAGAAGATTTTAATAAAAAAAATGAAAAGAATTTTGAAGAATGGCTTGAGACAAATGAAAAGATACAAGACATTTTTGAAAACCTACCAGATAAATTAAATTCAACTGCTGAAAAAATGGAGTTCATCAAAAACCTTCAAGAAAGAGGTGCTGATGAGGCCGAGAGACTTGTAGCAGCAGGTATAATAACAAACGAAGCTGCTCAAAAACTATTGGGTGAAACTCAGAAATTAGTAGAATATAGAGAGACTTTGTCTGATTTACAAGCGGAGTCAGCGAATCAATTAAAGACTGAAACTAGTTTACTTAAAAGAATAGGTAATGTGGCTAAGGATAATTCTGAAAACGCATTTAAGGGTATTTATGATAGCATGAAGGAAACTAATCAAGCTATTAAAGATGCACAAAGAGATTTTGGTACTTCATTTGATGGCATGAGTGTTCAGATGGCTGGATTAACAAGTGAGGCTGCAAGATTTGGTATGTCAACAAAAGACACTGTACAAATGATGGGTCAACTTGGTGATGAACTTAAGACAACTGATACAAAATATTTAGCATCAGCAACTGAACATTTTGTCGCAATTCAGAAGGCAACTGGTATTTCTTCAGAAGAAGTTACAACAATTGCTGGAGAGATGATGCGTGCTGGTAAGTCTGCTGAACAAGTTGAAGGATTTATGGATGAATCTAATAAGATTGCAAAGAAATTTGGCGTAAACACCAAGAAAGTGCTACAAGGTGTTTCTAGGAACGTTGATAAGATGCGTCAAATGGGCTTTCAAGGAGGAGAAGAATCATTAGCAAGAATGGCTGCAAGAGCAGAGAGGCTTAATATGGATATGGATGAAATGTTCGATGTTGCTAAAAAGGCCAGAAACATAGAGGGTGCTATGGAAATGGCATCTGAACTTCAACTTGCAGGAGGTTCTTTTGCTAACATAAATCCTATGGACTTATTATCTGCGGCAAGAAAAGGTCCTGAAGAACTTCAAAAGATACTAACTCAGATGGGTGGAGATATCGGTAATTTCAATAAAGAGACTGGGGAACTTGAGTTTGATGCTGTTGATTCAGATAGGCTTCAGATGGTCGCTGATGCCACTGGTCAAACAGTTGACTCAATACAAAAAGGCCTTCAAAAGGCAGCTGCAGATAATGCTAAGCTTGATGTTCTTGGTCTTGACTCATCTATTGGTGAAGACGCTAAGAATTTCTTAACAGACATGACAACAATGAAAGATGGTCAATTGGAGGTTAGTCCTGAATTGTCAGATTTAGCATCTGGTGCTGGTATAGATATCTCAAATGTTGATGACCTTAAGAATTTGAGTGAAGAAGATACAAAGAAATTAATGGCAGCTAAGGCTGATAAAGAAAAGTCAATTGAGGAGCAAGCTTTGGCAAATCAGTCTTTTGAAGAAAGTATGAAAGCTTTTAAAGATTCAGTTATGAGTTTGTTTACTGTATTTCAGCCATTTTTAGATGGAATAACTGGGTTTATTCAAGGTTTAACAAAATTTGGACCTGTAGGTCAAATTTTGGGGGCTGCAATTGTTGGGCTTGTTGCATTTGGTCCGAAAATAATAGGAGGATTTCAAACGTTTAGAGATTCAGCTAGTTCTGTTGTTGATGGGTTTAAAGGATTTGCATCTGGATTAAAAAATGGAGAAGGGTTTTTAGGAAAAGTAAAAGGTGGATTAAGTGGTGCTTTTGGTAAAAAAGAAGCTCTTCCAGGCGCAGATAGTAAGGATGCTACTCCTGGGAAAAGTGGAGGAGGTCTTCAATCTCTTGCTGAGGGCCTTAAGGCTATGGGTGACCCTAAAGTATTTGCTGGTATTGGTGCTGTTGCACTTGCTGCTCCAGCACTTGTATTAATGCTTGCAGGAATTCCAACTCTCCTTCTTATGGCGGGAGTTGGAGCATTAGGTAAGCTTGTTGAGGCTGGATTCAAGGCAACGGCAAGTGGTATATCAGCAATGGGAGAAGCTAAGGGTGTTCTTAAGGGGGCACTCGCAATGGTTATTGTTGGAGCATCACTAATTCCATTTGCACTTGCGCTCCAGATGATGGCATCAGTTGAGTGGTCTACGATAGGTATGATGGTAGTTGGTATTGTTGCTCTTGCTGGAATAACTGCTTTACTAGGGTTTATTGCACCACTAATGCTTATGGGGGCACTTGCTCTAGCGGCATCTAGTGTTGGTTTATTGGTTTTTAGTGCAGCAATAATGGTATTTGCAACTGCATCTCAGATGATGCAAGGAATATCTTTTGATTGGCTTGGAGACCTGGGATGGAATCTACTTGTTGCATCTCCTGGATTGTTGCTAGGAGGTCTTGCACTTATGGTTGCTGCCCCAGCTCTTATTTTAGGTTCACTTGGATTAATGGCACTTGGAGTTGCAGCACAGGCCCTTTCTGGAATTGATTGGACTACATTTTCAGGTATAGGACCAGCACTATCAAGTCTATCATTGGGTCTTATTGCATTTTCTCTTGCTGGACTTGTTTTTGCAAATCCTATAACTCTACTTGGGATGCTTTTAATGATTGGAAATCTTGGAATGCTTGCTGCAATAATGGCTCCACTTTCTTTATCCTTAAATTCTGGAGCAGATGGTCTTGAGAGATTTTCTGATGGATTAACAAAGCTTCAAGCTGCAGCAAATAGTCTTGATTTTGAAAGACTTGAGGCACTTAAGGAGTTGTCTGTTGGTATGGCTTCTGGAAGTGGTGGAGGCATAGGTGGAGAAATACAGAAGATAGCTGAAGCCCTCGCTGCATTGACAAACAATTCTGGAGGAAATGGAAAAGGTGGCGGAAATAAGAAGATTGAGATTGATTTAAAGTTGAACGGGAGGAGAGTGCAAGAAATTTTGATTGATGACACATCAATCGTGTCATAAAAATTATTTTAATTTTTATTGATAAATAATGTATAATTTAGGAGCTATTACTTCTATTGCATGATTATATAATTTTTCAACCAACTCTTTGTTTATGCAAAATGTTAAATTTTTTAAAATATAATTTTGTTTATATTTTTTTTTATATTATTATTTATAATAAACTATAATTAATGGAAGATAGGTTCCCACTTTTTGACCCAAATGATGATGCCGCAAGACAGGAAGAAAAACTTAGGTCATATTACGAAGAATTTTCTGCAAACGCAAGAAAAAGACTTATTTCTAAGACAATAATTAGACCAACAACTGTTTATGATATTTTATATCCTCAAACAAGAAACGAATTATTGTCTAAGAATATTCCATTTAATACAAATCTTGAGGAAGATTCTAAGTTAATAAGAGATAGACAGATTTCTAAGTTAATAGAAGGTCAAAGAGATGTTGATAAGCAAGCTGATGATTTTAGAAAATCATTGCTTGCTAGAAATAAGATTCATGAAGATAATGAAAAATTATTGAGAGATTCAGAATCTTTTAGGGAAAATTTATTATCAAAAAATAACCCAATAAGCTCAAATGTAGAAAAAGATTCTGAATTTATTAGAAATAATAACCTTTCTAAAAATAGAATTAACTTATCTTCTAGTGATGATATGAGTGAGAAAAGTTCTTCATATAGAGCAAAAAACTCATCAAGAAATGTAGATAAAGAACAAGATTTGCTTAAGTACAGTGAAGAAATAAGAAATCAATTTAGAAAAAATGATATTCACAAAAATGTTTCTAGTGAATATAAAATTGAAAAAGAGTCAGAGGTATTTAGGAGAAATAATTTAAATAAAAATTCAAGTATCAAATTAAATAATATTGATAAGTTATCGAGTGATAAAAGACAGCAGGAGCTATCAAAAAATGCTACAAAAAAAATAAATCTTGAAGAGTTTTCTAAGGATTTTAGGAGCTCAGATATCTCAAAAAATAATGGTATTGAATTTGATTTACTTAAATATTCTGAAGATATAAGAAATCAGTTTAGAAAAAATGATATAAATAAAAATTCATATAAAAAAAATGATTTAGAAAAAGAAAGTAATTTTTTTAGAAAAAATAACACATCTAAAAATGTCAATGACAATAGTGACTTAGAAAAAGATTCTGAAATTTATAGAAATAGTAATTTATCAAAAAATACAAATGATTCTAATAATTTAAACATAGAAGATATAGCTTCCGAGAGAAGGGGTGATAATTTATCTAAAAATAAAAATAAGAAGATAGATTTAGAAAATTACTCCATAAACTTTAGAAAGGAGGATATGTCTCTTAATACTTCGAAAATAAGCGACATAGAGAGTGAATCTAAATTATATAGAAGTGATGAACTTTCAAAGAATAAAACTAAATCTGGAAATTTAGAGATAGACTCTATTCCATTTAGAGAATCTGACCTTTCATTTAATAAATTTAAAAAAACTAATCTAGAAGAGGACTCAAAAGATTTTAGAAATGAAGATTTGTCTAAAAATAAAAATAAGAAGATAGACCTTGATGTATATTCTGTTGATTTTAGAAAAGAAGATTTGTCGCTAAATAAGCCGAAATTCAGCGACCTAGAAAAAGACTCTACTCCATTTAGAAATAGCGACCTTTCATTTAATAAGCCGAAATTCAGCGACCTAGAAAAAGACTCTGTGTCATTTAGAAATAGCGACCTTTCATTTAATAAGCCGAAATTCAGCGACCTAGAAAAAGACTCTGTGTCATTCAGGGAAGATGACCTTTCATTTAATAAGCCGAAGCTAAGTAATTTGGAAGTTGACTCAGTTCCATTCAGGGAAGGTGACCTTTCATTTAATAAGCCGAAGTTAAGTAATTTGGAAGTTGACTCAGTTCCATTCAGGGAAGGTGACCTTTTATTTAATAAGCCGAAATTTAGCGACCTAGAAAAGGATTCAACGCCTTATTTGTATAATAATTTATCATCAAATGTTCCTAAGTTTAGCGACTTAGAAAAAGATTCTGTTCCATTTAGAGAAGATGACTTATCATCAAATGTTCCAAGTTATTTGGATTTATTTGTTTACTCAAATGATTTTAGGAATGATAATTTATCATCAAATGTTCCTACTACTGGTGATTTATTAACAGACTCAGTTCCGTTTAGAAATAGTGACTTAGCAAATAATACTCCAAGTGTATCAAATATAGCTTCTGATTCAGTTGATTTTAGAAAAGATTTACTTTCTAAAAATAAACCTTTTATAACTGACCTACTTTCTGACTCTTCTTCATTTAGGGATGATGCTAAATCCAAAAACAATGGCTTTGGATTGCTTGGTGTAAATATTCAAGGAGCTGGAACAAAAGCATTTCTAGGTATTTCTAGAGTTTTTACTCAAGGTATTTTAGTTAGGCAATTACTTTTTTCAAAGAATAAATCAAAAAATCAAAACTTATTGCTTGATTCAGAGATTCCAAGAAGTAATAATATAAGAGTTAATAGATGGAATTTAAATGGTAATGCATATGACTCAACTTCAGAAAATTATGTACTTGCAGATATTATGCAAGGACCATTTAATGGTAAGATAGTTGATTATTCTAGAATTAGCAACACTAATTCACCGACAGCAAATGCTATTTTTGCGAATGATAATTATATTATAAATGTTGGTGCAAATTTGCAATTACTTTATGGTACTTCTAATTCTATCGGCACTCCTTTACCTGGAACAAACAATAAAATGGACTTTCCAAGAGGTAGAAAAGATAGAAAAATAAATAATGGTGTTTTTTCTGTTGACTCTTTAAATCCAAAGGGTGGCTGGTTCGGCCCTTCTACATATAATAGAAATACTTGGATTGATTTTTTACAAGGAGGTGTAACCAGTGATATAAGAGCTTATAACCAACAAAGAAATGCTTTTAATTTATACGGATATCAACCTGGAAACCCTAATACTATACAAAAACTTAAGAGTTATACACAAGATGGATTTCAAGATTTAATAAGTTTAACTATAGGTGATTTTAGTGCAGACTTCCAATCAAGAACTTTAACAACTCCTAATTCTGTAATACAAAGCAATAAGGGAGCTTATTATGATGGTGGAAATTCTGATATTGATATATTAAGGCCAACAGCTTCTGGTGTAGAAATCGGTTCTGCCGAATCTATGATGGCCAAGACTGTGATAGGAAACCCGTTTCAAGATAAAGATTTCTTAGAGGGAAGAAGAGGGGTTAGGCATATAGTTGATACAATTAAAAAGAGCGACATTCCTCTTGCTAAAAACTATGACCCACAAAATAACAGAGCCTATATAACTGGGTTAAATAAAGATGGTTCTGCAAAGATATCAAGACAAAGATTTACTATTGCAAATCCATATGCTCCTGGTAATTCTGGTAAATTAATATTTTTTATAAAAAATTATTCTAGTGGGGACCAGTTTTATTTCCCTCCATATATTAAGAGTATCTCAAATACGGAGAGTGCTAATTGGAATTCTACAAATTTTCTAGGAAGACCAGAGGCTATGTATACATATAATAATTCAAGTAGAGAAGCGTCTATTTCTTTTTATGTATTAACTGATTATACTCAAAGGGTTGATATAGGAAGGGATTGGGAATCTGAGTCTATGAATAAATTGTCAGTTAACATTAGTGGTCATTTTACTACAACTGATGTTTCTGAAAATAAAAAAAGAAAACTAAAAGAACAGGAGCTTAATAAATTAAAGCAGGAACAAACAAAAAATATATCTGAATCTAAAAAAAAGCTAGAAGAAAATTCTAATCAAATAGATAATATAAAATCGAAAACAAAAGAAATAGATGGTAATGGAAATGTTAACGAACAAGTAAAAGAAGAAAAAAATAAAGAAAAACAAGAAGAGCGTCAAGAAAAATTAAATAAGTTAGAGACAGAAACAGCTGCCTTAAGTGAACAAATAAAAAATCAACAAAAAGAATTAAGTAGTGTAAGTGAAAAAATAGGGACAACAACGGGAAATTTTAATAGATTAACAAATTACTCCACATCAAATAATGTTGGTAAAAATGTTTATGGTTTAAATATAAATGATTTACAACGAAATGGAAGTGAAATAGTAAGTAAGCCAGAAGAAACGGTAAAACGTATAAATACTATGAAATCTAATTTAATGTTTCAACCTGCTTATTTTTCTGGTGACAAGATTGATTTTGTTAGAAAAATAGAATTTTTATCAAAACTCACAAGACCTTCAGCAAATGATGATGGTTCAAATACTGGTTTCTCATTTATAAAACCACCAATTTGTCACATACATCTTGGTGATTGGTGGAATCATGACATAGTTGTTAATAGTGTCAGTTATGATTATGCAGATGCTCCATGGACTTTGGATGAGGGTAGAGTGCAGCCAATGTGGGCTCTTGTTACTATAAGTTTTAATGTCATTGGACCATTTAAGGCACATAATTCTAGACCACCACTCTCAACTGACCCTGGAGGAATGTTTAGTCCTATTAATGGACTTTAAATTCTTTAATTATTTGTATTTAACATTTTTAATTCTTATTATTTATATTAAAACATAATAATATGCCTTATAACTTTTATAATCTACTAAAGACTGATGACTATCTTAAGGATATGCCAGTAATTTCTATAAAAAAAAGAACTACTGATAAATCAGTGTTATATAATAAGCAAATAAATAGATTAGATACAATTGCTGGTAATATTTATAAGGATGAAACGCTTTGGAGATTAATACTATGGGCTAATCAGGAATATTTTTTAGAATTCGACATTCCAGATAATACAGTAATAAGGGTTCCATATCCATTACAAGATGTTATGAATGAGGTTCAAACAAAAATAATATCTAAATCAGATAGAGCATAATGGGAAGAGAATATCCGCAACCTTTTAGTATGAAAGATTTGTTCATTGATGTAAAGCTTGAGGCTTATGTCAAGGGAACTACTTTTGATTTTCTTGGTAGAAAGTTGTTTAGTACTCAATTCTTGAGAGAAGGAATTGGATTTGGTATAACAAATATTGAAATTGAGGTAAATACATCGCTACAGCCTATTGTTACAGTTACTATGAAAGATATGTATGGTTTAACTGTGTTTGGAGGTCAAAGTAGAAATGATGATTACGACAATCAATCTTATGACTATAGTGTTTTGTTTGATTGGCCTCCTCCTAAGTTTTTGTTCTCATTTAAAGGATATTTGGGAAAACCAGTTAGTTGGCTTTTAAATCTAAAGAGGACAACAACAAACTTTAACTCAAGTGATGGTAGTTATGAAATTAAGTGTGAATTTGTGCCAAATCAGTGGGGTTTCTTTGCGGATTTGCCAATGCTTTTTTTATTGGCAGCAAAGGCAATGAGGAGAGATAGAGTTGGAAATTCACCTGCAAATCCAGCATATGTAACAAGTGTGTTTGATTTAATTAAAATAGGTAAACAAGTAGAGGTAAAAACGAAAGATACTACCAAGGAGTTTGATGAATTAATTAAACAACTGGGGTCATTAAAATCAAATATAGCTGGAACTCTAGTTAGTTCTAAGGTTGTGGGTTTTGGTGATGAAATAACAGGAGTTGTTAATAATATTCCAATTAAGGGTTTTAAAAAAATAACTATACCAAAACTTGAAGACTTTGATAGTTCAGTTAATACTGAAGAGAAAGTGAATCTTAAGATATCAGACCCAACTTCTTTATCGAAGGTAAACACCTATATGCTTCTTCACTTGAAGATTGATGGTAAATATTATCATAATTTTTCTATTCCTAGTTATAGTAGTCTCCAGCCTAATGAATCAAATACATCAATTGCTAAAAATCAAACAATAGAAGGTATTAATAAAAATATAAGGCTTATTGAAGATGAAATAAAAAGAAGAGTATATAATTCTTCAAAAAGCAAGTTAAAAAAAATAACTATTGGAGAGATTTTCTCTCAACTTGCTAAGGATGCTGCTTTTATTATTGGAAATATAATAGAATCTGGATTAAAGGGTTATAATAATAATGTTGACTCAAGAAGTCAAAATGAAAAAAATTTAATAGGTCAATCATTTCCGCTAATGATAAAAGATAATGGAGAAGAAGTTCCAGCTACTACTGAGAACTTTGGAGACGACCTTGGAGTGGATAAATATGAAATGGATTTTGTTAGAAAATTCATAAATGCTATTAGTGAGGGGATTGCAAAGGATTTGATTGATGATAATGATTCTAATCTGTCTGATGATAGTACTTTAAAGAATAGGATTAATAATATGGAAATAATTAAAGGCAATCCATATAAGCCATTCTATAGAGATATAGCAACAAATATTTTAGTCAGAGGAGGTATAGCTGGTTTTGTAACTAGAAGTAATGACCCTAATAAGCCAGGTGATTATGCTAATGATTTTGTTGACTTTTATTTTGATAGAGAAGGTGCTGATGATTTAATTGCACTAGCTGAGTTAGATTCTAAAAATATAACTGATGGTATATTATCTCAAATGTCGGATGTTGATATACTTTCTTTGAAAAGATTTTGTAAGTTTTTCGGTAGGTTTTATCAAGAAAATGGAGAATATTTAATTGAAAGAGATAAAGATGGAAATACTTCTAAGGGAGCTGAGATAACAAGTGCTGACCAAGCCTCGACATATAAAGTAATAATGGAGGATTCTCCTGAAGTGACTTTAACGTTTGAGCAATTGTTTAAAGAGTTAAAAAAGGGTAATATAGACTTTAGCTCAAATAAAACAGGTGGATTGGTTTTACCTGCAGAAGAGTTGGAAGAGGATTCTGAGTTTTCCACATCTCAAGTACCTAGTTCAATAGACCCTATTCAATTTATTGATGATGAAGAATATACAGCAAAAAAAATAATAAATAACGGAATAGCATATACAAAACCTTTAAATAATAGTGATAGATATTGGTATGTAGTTTTTGAGGGAAATGATAACGTTAAGGCGCAAGAAGCAAACTCATCTCCATCGGATTCTGAAAGCAAAGGTTCAGAAAGGGATGAGAGTCAAGATGAGCCAGTGGGATATTTGCCAATAAACGCAGTAAAAGATTCTGAACAAAAAGAGTTAGGGTATTATAAACTTTTTAATGATAGACAGAGTCAGTTTTTACTTGTATCTTATGATAAATTAAAAAACCCAGAATCTTCTTTTTATGATAAAGATGAAAGTTCTGGATTTCAAAATTATTTATTTACAAAAAAAATATATGAAAGTAAGGAAGAAGCTATTTATGAAGGTAAAAAACCTGGTGAATACGCTATTGCTGGAGAAATAGGTATGACTGTTTTTTCTAATTTTGATGGTGATACATTTGGGGAAGATGGTCTTGTTTTCGACATGTTTTCAAATACAAGACAAAGTATAAGTCAAAGAGTTTTTATTAAGCATATTTGTAAATTAATATTGCAAAATATAAATAAACTTGAAGAAGAGAGAAATCAGGTTATAGGCTCAGTTTTAGGTAAAGCAGCAGAACAGGAAGTTGCATTATATAAGCAAATGCATACTTTGTTTCATCAGTGGGAAGTTTTGTCATACGCATCAAATAAAAAAAGTGATTCACAAAAAGTTGACGGATTAATTGATGAATTAGAAGAAAAATATGGAGGTTCACATAATGATATAACTTCATCTGAGGATGTAAATGGATTGCCAGATGGTGCCTTTGTATATGAATTTCCTCTTCAGAGGATAAATGGAGTTAAAGGAGGTAAGCCTATACAGGTTAGAAATTCTTTAATAAATCTTGAGCCATTATATAAATTAAATGGAGACACTTCTGTTTTAAATATAATACAACAAATTTGCACGAAGAATAATTTCTTATTTATTCCAATACCTGGAAATGCATCTTATATGAATGTGTCAGATTTATATTCTCCAAGTCAAATGCACGCTAGTATAGATGTTAGAAATTTCTTTCATGTATTATTTACTCCAACACCAGAATCTAGAGCTAAGACTAAAAATAATGGAGCACCTTTAGCGTTAAGTGAGAATCATAAAAATTATGATACAAATTCTTTTGCTATAAAATATGGACATCCAGACAATCAAATTGTAAGTAATATACAAGTTGGCACTGATGATAACAAAGTTACTGCAGAGAGTATTGTAAATTTGCAAAGATTAGCGGATAATGAAAATCAAAATAAAGTTGTAACTACTGATTGTTCCACATTACCAGTTCTTGAAGGTCGTTCATATAAAGCTACTATTGATATGATTGGTAATGCTCAAGTGTATCCTATGCAATTCTTTTTTCTTGAGAATTCACCTTTATTTGGAGGTCTTTATCAGGTTATGGATGTAAAGCATTCAATTACGCCTAATGATATGAAAACATCAGTTGGAGGTATGAGAATGAGATTTGTTGATAGTGGCTATGGTTCAATAAAACCAGTCACACTTGAGACTTTAGAAGGTTTAGGTAAATTAGAAGAACCTGTTGCGTTTTCTAAGGATGAAAAAGAGAAAATTAGAGAGATTAACGACTCAACATCAACAACAGGTTTTATGAATAATAAATCTACAAAATTATCAAAATCAGCAGCAAAAATAATAAAAAAATCATCAACAGAAGAAGATGCAACTGAGGCTATAATTAAATTTTTAGAAGGAGGATACTTCCATCCAGCTCATGCTTGGGATTCTAAAAAAAATAAAATTAAAAGAGGATATACTATTATGCGCAATAGTAGTGAAACTCTTTTTGGTATAGATAGAAAAAAAGGTGAGTGGATTAAATCTTCAAAAGGAAGGGCTTTTTGGGAAAAAATAGATACTATATCTGGTTATGGCTCTTATTCAGATACAAATTGGTTAAAAACAACTAGACAATGGGATATTAAAAATAAACCATTAAAAAACAGCGCTTGGGGTTATAACCACTTTCCAGATAAATCAGAAATATCTTCTCTATTAACAGAAGCTAAAAATATGATAAAAGAAAGATTTGATAAATATATTAAATTAAACTTTTCAAATCATCCTTTAAAAAAAATAATTTTAGAAGATGGTAGGCTTATTTTTATGTTCTATAGGGCTACGTGGAATGGGAGTGGGTTTTTTGCTAAATACGCATCAAATATCAAGAGAGTATATGATAGTGGAGAAAGAAATGTTGATAAATTAATAGAAGCTGATTTAGATTATAGATATAAGACTAAAAAGGGGGAATTTAAGCAAGGTGTTATTGATATGAAGTATATGATAGATTATAATCCTTGATATATTTTAGTAGCTTAATTAATTTTTTTTATTATATTTGCAATATATGTTTATAGTTTGCAAAATAATAGTTGATAATAAGGAGTTAGAATCTAATTTAAAAGGTTTTCTAAGAGGTTATCCAGTTGATATAAGTTGCAACTCATCAATAGATGAACATTTAAATATGCCAATATTATTTGTAGGGTGGGATTTGGTTAAGAGAATATTCCCACTTCAAAAAATACATGATAATAAGGTTAATGAAAATATTGAATGGACATATAATGAATCTGAGTGTAATGAAATAGATAAAGAAGGGTTTTATAGTAATATAGAAGAATTTGTTAATAGAAATTTGAAATCTTGGCTCCCATCTAATTTTATATTATACGATTATATAATTCATGGAGAATTAATTAAATTTATAGAAGCAAATATAAATAATGAAATAAAGACTTATGTTCATTATAATAATGGTGCTATTTACATGAGAAATGGAGATAATGATTACATTATTAATACCAAGAGTTTGTGGATGTTTGATGATGACTATAGAAACACAATAACAAATGTTTTAAATAGTACTAATTGTATGGTGTATTCATATAATGGGATTGAGGATTATGTAAATCTTGACACATTAGGGAATTTAGTTTCATTAGACATTTTAAGATGGATTAAATTTGGAGTAGAGACACCTATAAAGTATTTTCAAATAATACCAAATATTGATATAAGTAAATATATACCATTCTTGATGAGTAAGATTGTAATGAATTCTCTTGAATTAAATAATCAAGAGTTGATATATTTCAATAGAATGTGTCAGAGAGATAAGATAACTAGGTGGATGTCTAGTAGATATTTATCATTTTCTTATGATTTTAAAAAGAATTTAAACTTTATATTTAGAGAAAATGCTAAGCTAGCAAAAATAAACTATTCAAGTAAGAGGACTATAACAGGTAGAATAACATCAATTGATAAGTATAATCCACAGAATCTATCTAAGACTAATGAAGATAGGTCTATGATAATTTCTAGATTTACAGGGGGAAAAGTATATCAATTTGATTATACTTCATTTGAAGCAAGGATATCTTTGTATTTGAGTGAAGATGAAGAATTTATAGAGAATTATTATGATAAAGACCTTCACTTAGAGACTGCTATGTTAATATTCGATGTCTTTGAACCAACAGAAGAGCAGAGGGAAATAGCAAAATTAGTAAATCACTCTGTGTTATATGGAGCAGGCGAAGCTACTATACTAAGTAAGCTACAATCTTTACCAAATCCTATTGAAAAAATGATAATTGTTAAAGAGTTTTTAGCTCCTATATTTAAAAAATCTAAGGAGTTAATGGAATTATCAGAAAAATATGGATATATAATAAATAAATGGGGTTCAATAATAAAGCCAGAAAAATCATACGCTGGATTTAATAATTATATACAATCAACAGCTTCTGAAATAATTGTAGATAAAGTTATTGAAATAAAGGAATTATTAATAAACTGCAGAAGTCAATTTATGTTTCAAGTGCATGATTCATTAGTTTTTGACATTCATCCAGAAGAAAATTATCTTATTGAAAAAATATATAAAATAATGTCTTATCATAGAAATATGATTTTTTCTGTAGATTATAAGTCAGGTTCTAATTTTAAAGACCTACATTATTAGTTAAATAATTTATAATTAAAAAAAATTTTAAAAATTTTCATTTTTTTTTATTTTTTACTTGATTTTAGAAATCAAATTTCTTATTATTAAATATAATAATTTTAAAAAAAATAAATAAAAACAATTATGGGAAATTTTAAAATGAAAATTGAGAAAAAGGTAGGTAAAAGAACTTACGAATTTACTGTAGAGGGTGAGAATCTTCATGAGGCAGTTATGGAATCTAAAAAACTTTCTTTCTATGATGTTAATAGTTGTGGGTGTTGCGGTAGTCATGATTTAATTCTTGATGCTCATATAGCTAAAAATAAGTTTAAATATACAACTGTTAAGTGTAATAATTGTAGAGCTTCTGTAAATTTCGGACAACAACAGGAAGATAAAGATATTTTTTATCTAAAAATGAGAGATAAGGTTGGTGGTACTGGAAAAGAGGTGGATTGGAATCCAGCTCCAGTTGATGTGAATGCTCCTGCACAACAAGTTGCACAACAACAAGTTAATAATTATGCACAACAAGCACAACAAAGACAATAATTAAAAATCATTTAATCTTATAACTATGGCAAAAAAGAAAGTAAATCTACCAGAAGGGTTTGAGGAAGTGGGTGGTAAAATCATTCGCTCCGTATCTGGAGAAGAATATATTAAAGAAGGTAGCGATTTAGTATGTACTTCAACAGGAGAGGTTTTTGAAGAATCAAAGGATGATTCCAATATAGAAACTCCTAAAATAAAGAAAAAATTTACTAAGCTTGGTGATTACAAGGCTAAAATTAACTTTAAGGATGTGAAATATAAACCACAAGAGTGGATTAATATGTCACAGGCCTTTAAAGAGGTGACAAGACTTCCAGGAATTCCGATTTGTGGAGTGATACAGGCGATAGGTAAGTCTAACTCAGGTAAAACAACATTAGCTTTAGAAGCGGCAGCTAACGCACAAAAACAAGGCACACTTCCAGTTTTTATTATTACCGAAAATAAATTTAGCTTTGAAAGAGCTGAAGCTATGGGTATTGATTTTGAAGAAGCTATTGTATATAATGGTGTTTCTACAATCGAGGAAGGGTGTAATCTAGTTAGAGAAACGATTGAGTCTCAAGAAAAAGGAGAATTACCTTATGATTTATTATTTATCTGGGATTCTATCGGAGCAACACCATCTAAGGCTGAGTTGTCTAAAAAAGAAGATGGAGGTTCAGGTGGTGGTATGATGGTTACAGCCAGAGTATTAAGGGAGGAAATTACAAGATATATTGGTCCTAAAATAAACTCAACCAGACTAGAAAGTTACCCTTATAATTCAACCCTTATAATTGTTAATCATGCTTATGTGTCTCCTCCAGCTCATCCAATGGGTCAACCAACTTTAGAGCCATATGGTGGAGATGCTATTTATTTAGCGTCTTCTTTAGTGTTTAGAATGGGTGGGATTAAAACTAGACCATCAATGGTAACAGCTGTTAAAGATAAAGTTGAAGTTGCATTTGCCTCAAAAACATCTATTGTTGTTGAAAAAAATCACGTAACAAATATATCCTCTAAAGGTAAGATACTTTGTACGGACCAAGGTTTTATAATGGATGACAAAAAATCTATTGATAGCTATAAAGATGAGTATAAAACTGGGTGGGACCTGAAATTTGATAAATATTGGGATTCAGTTAGTGATGAATAAATTTTAAAACCCACATTTAATGTGGGTTTTTTTTTGTCTCATTAAAATTTTATTTGAATGTTTTGATGCTGGAATTATTTTTTTTAAAATATTTATAAATAAAAGTTATGGAAAAAAAATTTAATAGAAATTGTCCTCAATGTAAAAGTGAGCTAATTTATACGAATATAAAAAATAGAAATCAAGCTGAAAAGCATCAAAAAAAATGTAAAAAATGCATCAATTCAAAAAATATTGAAAAAAATAGAATTAAAATGCAGTCTAAATATTTAATATTTGATGATATAAGAAATAAAGAAATTATTGATATTTTTAATGAAATTGGTAGTAATTGGAAAGTTTTTAGAAAGGAGGTAATTCCTGTTTTTAATAAATTTAAAAAAGAAACTAAAACAATAATACTTTGTAGAAATTGTCCTGAATGTAATATAGAATTATTTTATTCTGATGAAATAAGTGTTAAAAATGCAAATAAAAAAAAATCTTTATGTAAACCTTGCAGCAAAAAAGGAGAAAAAAACTCTTTTTTTGGAAAAAAACATACACAAGAATCTTTAATAAAAAGGTCTAATTCTTTAGAAACTTCTGATTCTTGGAAAAAATTTATTGAATATAAAAAAAGCGAAGAGTATAGAGGTAATTTGTCAAAATCTATGTCTGGAGAAAATAATCCAGCATTTAATAGAGGGAAGTTGATAGATATATGGGCAAAAAAATATGGAATAGAAGAGGCGGAAATAAGACATAAAAATTGGATAGATAAGTTATCTAATTCATTTACAGGTGAAAAAAATCATATGTATGGAAAGCCTTCTCCTGTTGGTTCTGGCAATGGCTGGTCTGGTTGGTATAATGGGTGGTACTTCAGAAGTTTAAGAGAACTTTCTTATATGATTACTGAAATTGAAGATAAAAACTTAAAATGGGAAAATGGGGAATTAAAAAAATATAAAATATCTTATATTGATTGGGATGGTAAAAACAGAAATTATTTCCCTGATTTTGTAGTTGAAAATAAATACATGATTGAATGTAAGCCTAATAATTTAATCAATTCAAAGTCAGTAATCTGCAAAAAAGAAGCGGCAGAAAAATTTTGTAATACTAATAATTTAGAATATATAATTGTGGAGCCAAAAATATTGTCTAAAGAAGAAATAGAGAATTTGTATTATTCAGGAAAAATTAAATTTTTACCAAAATATGAAGAAAAGTTTTTAAAGTATATTGAAAAATAGTATTTTTGTTGTTAAATAATATAACATCATTATTTTTTTTTATAAAATAAAATAAAATAAATTAGAATGAAAACTATAGAAAAAAATAAAACATTTCGAACAATAATTATTGATGGGAATTGGAATCTTAAGAGGAACTATCTTCCTCCTCACAGAAAGGTTTTAACAGGTAACAATGGAAAACTATGCGGAGGCACATATGGATTCTTGGATAGCACAAAAGCAGTAATAAATAAGATAATTCCAGACAGAGTCGTTGTTGCTTGGGATGGTTTTCATGCTGGAAAAATGAGATACAATCTCTATAAGGGATATAAGGCAAAGAGAGAAAAGGATTGGGAGAGTGAGACTAGAGTTTTAGCTACAGATGGAATAGGTAGTCAGGAAGATAATGAGAAATTTCAATTATTAGTTCAAAAAATAGAGGTTCAAACATATTTGGAGGAACTTTTTATTAGACAGATGGAAGCTGACTATGTTGAGGCTGATGATTTAATTGCCTATTATATAATGGAGAGTAAAAATCCAAATGAGCACATCTATATATTTAGTAGAGACCAAGACTTCTATCAGTTAATATCAGAAAAAGTCTCAATTATAAGCCCAGACAGTTTTGAGATAATGACGATACATAACTTTAAGGAAAAAATGGGTTTTTGTGTTGATAACGCTCTCTTAGTGAAGTGTATTGAGGGTGATGATAGCGATGAAATTACTGGGATAGGAGGAGTTAAGAGAGCAACTTTATTAGAGCATTTTCCAGCTTTTGCTGATGAGAAATATACATATAGAAGACTTATTGATGAAGCTTGCGCAATTCAAGATGCAAGAATTGGTGGAAAGCCAAAGAAAAAAAGACTCTCAAAGCTTGATACTATAATAGAATCAGAAACTATTGTATATAGAAATGCTGTGCTTATGAATCTCAAAAAGCCATTTTTAAACCAAGAAGCAATAGACCTTGTTAAATCGGTAATTGTTCAACCTCTTGACTCAGATAGAAGTATAGAAACAGCGATGGAAATGTTTATGAAGGACGGTTTTAATAGATTTATTGGAGATAATTATATTAGTCATTTTTTTGGGCCATTTTATAATTTAAAAGCTAAAGAAAAGGAATATGAAAATAGTTTATTTTAAAAAAAAATAAAAAAAAATTTTTCTTATTTAAGTTTTAATTTTACATTTGCACTATAACTAAAAATAAACATGGCAGATTTTAATAACAGTACATTTAATTCTTTTTTGCAGGAGGATGAGGATGATAGAGAATTGGGTGTACATTATCAAAATAAGTTAATTAATGTATTTTGTAATGATAGGTCTGGATTTTCTGAGCAAATAATAGATGTTCTTAAGAGTGATTATTTTGATGCATACCAAAAAATTCTTATTGAGCACGCTTTAAAGTATTATAAAGATAGAAGTACTATTATAAGGTTTGATACCCTTAGGGATAGAGTTTGTTTTAATGAGAAAGGTATAGTTAAGGAACATCTACTTGGTTTAATTGACAAAATTGAAGAAATAAAAGTTGAAGATAAAGCTGAGGTTCAGGAAACATCTACAGAATTTTTTGTTAAGAGAAATATGCGTGAGGCTATTCTTAGAGCAGCATCAAATTGGAAGAAAAATAAGTGGGATAGTATTTTGAAGGATTTTGAAGATGCTCTTAAAGCTGGGCAACCTAAAGATACTGGTCATGATTATTTTAGAGATGTAAATAAAAGACTCTCAAAAGATTTTAGGATACCAATACCTTGTATGAATGGTCTTGATGAGTTAATTAGTGGTGGTCTATCTCCAGGTGAACTTGGAGTTGTGATTGCTCCACCTGGAGGAGGAAAATCAATGGCTCTTGTTAAATTCGCATCAACTGCATTACTTGCAGGAAAGAAAGTTGTATACTACACCCTTGAGTTATCAGAAGAAGTTGTAGGACAAAGATTCGATGCCTGTATAAATGATATAGGACTTAAGCATGTATGGGATTATCCAGAATATATATCAGAAAAGCTTGCAGACCTTGCAGAATTGGGTGGTGGATTAAAAATTAAAGAGTTTCTTGAGGGTAGTGTAACTGTTAATACTATAAAGGCGCATTTAAAAACTCTTGAAATAGAAGGTTTTATTCCTGATGTAATATTTGTTGACTACCTTGGGCTTATGAAGCCTCTTGGTTCATATGCAGAAAAGAGACATGCTTTAACAGATGTAGCTGAGGGGCTTAGGAATATTGCAAATAACATGAGGGTACCAATTTGGTCTGCTCATCAGACAAACAGAACAGCTATTCAAGAAGAGAAAATTAATACTTCACATATTGGAGAATCTCTTGGTATTATAGCAACTGTTGACCTTGCTCTTGGAATTGGTAGGCCAGATGAGATGAAGGATGAAAATCAAGCTATGCTTGGAATAATAAAAAATAGGCTTGGGCAAGATGGTATTTATAGGCTTATGATATTTGACACAAGAAGAGTTTTTCTTGAATTTGCAAATGAAAACGAAAATGGGATAGCTCAAACTTCTTCTTCGTATGTTGAGCCAGATTTGAATGAAATAAGTCTTTTTTTAGAACATAAAAATAATTAAATTTGCCTAAATTTTAATAGTATAGGTGTTATTGAAAAATAATTTAAAAATTTTCATGAATTATAAAATTTGTTATTTATTTATTAAAAAGAAAAAAAATATGAATGAATTGATACAAGAAAATAAGAATATGATTTTATTAAAAAATAATCTTGAATCATTTCCACACATCTATTCATATTTTAATAATTTGTATTTAAAAAAAGAAAAAGAGACATAGTTAAGTATGTTATTTTTAAATTTAATTTGGTATAATTTTATACTGAAATAGGATTTGTCGTCTAAAAAATTTTAAAAAGTAAAATAAAAAAGTAAAATAAAAATAAAATGAATGTAGAAAAAAAAGAAGTAAATTTTATTGAACCGATTCTTAAGCCTAATGATAATAGGTTTGTATTATTCCCAATCCAACATGATGACATTTGGCAATTCTATAAGAAATCGGAGGCTAGCTTTTGGACTGCTGAGGAAATAGACCTCCTTCAAGACCTTAAGGATTGGGAAAATCTTAATGAAAATGAGAGATATTTTATAAAAAATGTTTTAGCTTTTTTTGCGGCATCAGATGGTATAGTAAATGAAAATTTAGCAGAAAATTTTGTAAGCGAAGTTCAATATACTGAAGCGAAGTTTTTTTATGGTTTTCAGATTATGATGGAAAATATACACTCTGAGACTTACTCTTTATTAATTGACACTTATGTTGCAAAGGATAAAGATGAGAAGGATAGGTTGTTTAATGCAATAGAGACAATACCCGCTGTTAAGAAGAAGGCTGAGTGGGCTCTTAATTGGATTGAATCAGATAGTTTTGCTGAAAGGCTTATTGCATTTGCAGCAGTTGAGGGTATTTTCTTTTCTGGCTCATTTTGTTCTATTTTTTGGCTTAAGAAAAGGGGTTTGATGCCAGGACTTAGCTTTTCTAATGAGCTTATATCAAGAGATGAGGGGTTACATTGTGATTTTGCTGTTCACTTACACAATAATCACCTTGTTAATAAGGTGCCAGAATCAAGAATTAGAGAGATAATAGAATCTGCTCTTGAGATTGAGAAAGAATTTATCACAGAATCTTTACCAGTAAGTCTTATTGGAATGAATTCTAAGTTGATGTCAGATTATCTTGAATATGTTGCTGATAGACTTATGATTGATTTGAAGTGTGCTCCTATATATAAAACTGAAAATCCTTTTGATTTTATGTCAAATATTGCTCTTGAAAATAAGACGAACTTTTTCGAGAAAAGAGTTGCTGAGTATGCTAAGTCTGGAGTGGGAAGAAGCGTTGAAGATAATAAGCTATCTTTTGATGGTGATGATGATGATTTTTAAACAAACAATACAAACAATATAAAATGAAAGTAATTAAGAGAGATGGCTCAGAAGAGGGTGTGAAATTTGATAAAATTTCAGCGAGAATAAAAAAACAAACTTACGGATTAGATTCTGAATTTATAGATTATCTTGAGGTATCTAAGAAGGTTATTTCTGGTGTATATGATGGTGTTACATCTAAGGAACTTGATAACCTTGCGGCAGAGACAGCGGCTGCAATGACAAGGATTCACCCAGACTATTCAATACTTGCAGCAAGAATTGCAATATCCTCACTAAAGAAAGAAACAAAGAAAAGCTTCAAGGAGACTATAGAAGATTTGTATAATCACATTAGCAAAGAAACAAATCAACATGCTCCAATGGTGTCAGAGGAATTATATAATCTAGTTCAAAATCATCACAAGAAAATAGAATCAATGATTGTTCATGATAGAGATTTTGATTTTGAGTATTTTGGGTATAAGACTCTTGAAAGGTCTTACTTATTGAAAATAGATAATAAGATAGTAGAAACACCACAACACTTGTATTTAAGAGTTGCTCTTGGGATATGGGGAGATAATTTTGAACAAGCTCAAAAGACTTATGAGCTTTTATCAACTGGAGAATTTACTCATGCTACACCAACATTGTTCAACTCAGGAACTCAGAAACCACAGTTATCTTCATGTTTTCTTGTTGGAAACAAAGGTGATGATATTGATGGGTTATTTGATACATTAAAGGATGTTGCTAAGATTTCTAAGTGGGCTGGAGGAATTGGTCTACATGTTCATGATGTAAGGGCTAGAGGTTCTTATATTAAGGGCACAGGAGGTAAGTCAGATGGTCTTTTGCCTATGATGAAAACTTATAACGAAGTTGCAAAGTGGATAAATCAATGTTTTGCTCCAGAAACACTTATTTATACAAATGATGGAGTCAAGAGAATTGAGGACTTAAAAGAAGGAGAGCTTGTTTTAACTAAGGATGGAAAATATTGTGAAGTTGGAGAGGTTATGAGTTATAATCAAGTTGGAGGTATGCTTGAAATTGAAACAAAATCAACGTTAAAACCCCTTAGACTAACTGATGAGCACCCTTTATTCGCATTTAAAAATACATACAATAGAATTGGACGCTCAAATGATGAGTACATAAATCAATTAGAAAAAGGAATAATATCTCCTAGCTGGATTGACAGTGGTGAATTAAAAGTTGGAGATTTTATTGGAAAAGCAATACCTAAAGAAGTTATTGATGTGGAATTTTTTTCTGAGGAAGATGCATTTATTTATGGTTTATTACTTGGAGATGGTCATATAAGCGGATATGAAGTAGGTATATCTTTTAATGAAATAACTAATTCTGATAGTTTATTTATTGTAAGAAATTACTTAGTTGATAGAGATATTAAATTTTGGGAAGCAAAAAGTGAATCTGAATTTTATTTACAAATTAGATTTTCTTTGAGTAATTTACCTTGGTTAAATGAAGATTTGCTATATGATGAACAAGGAAATAAAAGGTTACATAATTCTTTATCTCACTTACCTCTAAATAAGAGTTTGCAAATAATTAATGGATTAATTAAATCAGATGGGGGTGTGTATAGAAGAAATGAAATTCATTTTTATAATACCTCAGAAGTTTTGGTAGAAAATTTATCTTATCAAATTTTGAGATTTAAAGTTCCGACCTATGGTTCTTGGGTTGAGCGAGAAAATAATAGTAAATACATTTTAGAACATGGATGTAAAAAAGAGCTCACATTATCTTGCGACCTTAGAATCCCTGCCTTCAAAGAATTATCTGAAATACTTAATATAGAACAGGTTGAGCGTAAAAATTGGATTGTTTGGGATGGTATTTTATATACAAGAATAACATCAGTTAAAATGATTGAGGATTATAATGGGAGAGTTTATGATTTAAAAATAAAAGAAAATTTTGAAGACCCATCCTATACATTATCTTCCGCATTGGTTCACAATGGAGGAAAGCGAAAAGGTTCTTTTGCGGTATATCTTGAGCCATGGCACCTGGATGTAGAGGAGTTTATAGATTTGCGAAAAAACCACGGTAAAGAAGAAGTTAGGGCGAGGGATTTGTTTTTAGCTCTTTGGATTCCTGATTTATTTATGAAAAGAGTTCAAGATGACTTAGAGTGGACATTAATGTGTCCTAATGAGTGTCCAGGCCTTTCTGATGTGTATGATATTTATCCAGAATATGATGAGGAAGGTGAAATAACAAATTCTGAAGAAGTAAATTTAGCATTTACTGAATTGTATGAAAAGTATGAGCTAGAGAATAAAGGTAGAAAAACTATTAAGGCAAGAGAACTTTGGGCCAAGATACTTGATGCTCAGATTGAAACTGGAACCCCATATGTTTTATACAAAGATGCTGCAAATAAAAAGAGCAATCAAAAAAATATAGGAACCATCAAGTCTTCGAATTTATGTACAGAAATAATGGAAGTTTCAACTCCAGAAGAACAAGCTGTATGTAACTTAGCTTCTATAGCTCTTCCTAAGATGGTTGTTATTCCTCAAGGAAAAGTTAAATCTAAAGACAAATCCTTGAGAGGATATGATTTCCAAAGGCTATATGAAGTTGCATATCAAACAGCAGTCAATCTTAATAGAGTAATTGATATTAACTGGTATCCAACAGAAGAGACAAGAAGGTCAAATATGAGACACAGACCTATTGGGATAGGTGTTCAGGGCTTAGCTGATACATTTGCTATGCTTGGGTTACCTTTTGAATCTGATGCAGCCAAAAAGCTTAATAAGGATATTTTTGAGACAATCTACTTTGCAGCTATGACAGCTTCAAATGATATGTCCAAGAAATCATATAGAGCCGAATCAGCTTCTACTGAAGATGTTAGCTTCACAATTGGGGCGTACTCAACTTTTGTTGGCTCTCCATTGTCTGAAGGAAAATTCCAATTTGATATGTGGGGAATTGATGAGTCAATGCTTTCTGGTCTTTGGGATTGGTCTAAGCTTAGAAAATCAGTGGTTAAGTATGGTGTGAAAAACTCATTATTGCTTGCTCCAATGCCAACAGCATCTACAGCTCAAATTCTTGGAAACAATGAGTGCTTCGAGCCATATACAAATAACATTTATAAGAGAAATACTCTTTCTGGGGAATTTGTTGTTGTAAATAGGCACTTGGTTGAAGATTTAATAAACATTGACCTTTGGAATGATGAGATAAGAATAAAAATCATTCAAAACAATGGTTCAATTCAAACTATTGCAGAAATTCCTGCAGAAATACGTGAGGCCTACAAGACGGTTTGGGAGATGAAGGCAAGTAACTTAATTGATATGGCTGCAGATAGAGGGGCATTTATTTGTCAATCTCAGTCTATGAATTTATTTATTAGAGATGCAAATGTAGCTAAGTTAAATAAAGCATTATTCTACGCTTGGTCTAAGGGTCTTAAAACTGGAATGTATTACCTTAGAAGTAATGCTCAATCTGAGGCTAAGAAGTCTCTTGGAGAAAACATATCATCAGAAGTGTCTGAGTCAATTACAACTGAATCAGTAGCGCCTGCGATGATTCAAGCAATGGTTTCTAATATTATTGAGACACCTTCAGTAGAACTATCAGATGCTGAGTCTGAGGCGATGAGAGGTTTGACTTGTAGTTTGGATTCTCCTGAAAATTGTGATTCCTGCGGTGCGTAGCTTATAGATTATATCTTGATTGTTGTTTAATCTGTGGTTTTTAAAAATTCCATACTTTTATAATAAAATATAAAGGTATGGAATTTTTTTATGTACTTAAAAGTAAAAAAATAAAGGATTAGACATGCTTAAATTATAAGGAGAAACTAAGGAGAAAATTCCAGATTCAATAAAAGGAAAAGCTTTCTATTTATAAATTAAGAAAGAAAGGTCATCAAACAGTTGAATAGAGATTTAGAAAACTTATATAAAATTACGTAAGTTTTTTGAACGGTTGGGATAAATATATAAATTTATTTTAATGTTATTTATTTGATTTATAAAAAACATTTTCTTATATTTTTATAAAATTAGAAATCATGAAAAAACCAAAAAGCAAAGAAAAGCAAATAGCAGCAAATAAGAGAGGCGCTAAGAGAAGTGAAAGACTTAGGGATTCTAGAAAAAAGGTAGCCAAAAAAAGAGAAGAGCTGATAAATAAAAGAAAGGCAGAGAAAGAAAAGTTTCTTAAATTTATGATGAAATTAGAAGAGGCTAGAAATAGGGCTTAGTATGTTTTAAAAAAAGGTATTTGATGTATTCAAATACCTTTTTTTTTACTATTTATAATAAAGTATTTTCTAAAATGAAAGAATTAAGAGAAGAAATATTGTGTGTCTTAAAAAATGCGCTTTTAAGTGAAGAAGTTTCTGTGCCACAAAATACTGAAACTCAAAATGTGAAACCAAAATCTCAAGCTATAAGATTCAATCCTGGTCTTGAAAATGAATATATTGTTACATTTTCAGAAAGAGGATTTTTGATTGATAATACAAGAATGAGTTTTGAGGAAATAGAAAATGCCTTATCTAAGGAGTATTTTATAACACTAAAAGGCGGAACTGTTTTAGACTTAGTTAAAATGCAACAGATTTTAAAATATAAAGATAGGTATTGAGATGGATATAAGAGATGAGATAAGAAGTATATTAAAAGAGGTTTTTTCAGAAGCAGCTCCTACAAAGCATTATAAAGATAGAGTTGAGGGTAGATTAAAAAGTACTGAATACACGAGACCAACATTCAATTATAATGAAGTTGAAAATCAAATTAATATTCTTAAGAATACGAATTTTGACCCCCAAGAGTCATTTGCAATTTTTTTAAAATCATTCCCAGTCACTTATGCTTCTAAGGACCCATATGATGATAAAATATCAGTTGGAGATGAGCTTTGGGCTGTAGTAAGAAGTAATGAGATTACCACTATTTTCTTCAGAAACTCAAGTCAAAGAAATGTACCAGTAAAGGGGGTTGATAATACATTGGAAATAAAGACTCTATATAAAAATTATGTAGAAAAAGAAAAGAATCAAGATGGGACTGTAGACTTTTCTATTTATTCAAAAAATCAATCAAATAGAAGAGGTCCTGGTAGAAAAAAAATAGAAATTGACTTACCTATTGTAGATATTGATGGTTCTAAGTGGTATATTGACCAAGAAAATGAGAAGATAATATTTGTAAAAAATACAAAAAAAGAGATATCTTTTGATAATCTAAAGGAAGAGTATTTAGAAAAGATAATAGACGCTGTGACTTCATAAAAAAATAAATTTATTTTTTTTTTAAAAAATAGACTCTTTAATTTGTTTAAGAGTCTATTTTTGTTTATATTTGCATATAACATAAAATATGTAGTAATGGATAGTGAATTGAAAGAAGATAGTGGTTTTAAAGGGGTTTTTCCTGGTACAGCAAATAATCAAAAAGATAGTAATTTGAGTGCATTAGAATCTGTAGAGTCTAAACAAAATAGCGGTGTGACTAACGATTCTAAGACTTATATTAAGTTAGAGACAAAAAATTCCCAAGGTCAATTATCAGGTGTTCTTGAAATTGATTTAATTAGTTTTAGAGAAAAAGGGCAAGAGAGCAGATATCTTTCTATAAATACATTAGGTTCAGATTCTATTGGCGAATCTAGCAATACTATTATATCAATAGACAACGAATTGGATTTTAATAGATTTAAAAAATTCATTTCAGAATTAAATTGGAATGATTAATTTTGTATCATGAAGTTGGAAGAAAATTTAAATAAAGATAGCATTTCTTTAAAGAATTATTTTAAAGAAGTAAGAAAACTAGAGTTATTAGGTGCTAAAGAACAAATAGAGCTTGCTACACAGGCTAAAAATGGTGATAGCATAGCTATGAAAAAGCTAATAGAAAGTAATTTAAGGTTTGTATTAAGGGTTGCAAAAGAGTATTCTTACACAGGAATCCCATTAGAAGACTTAATCCAAGAGGGTAATTTTGGAATTATAAAGGCAGTAGAAAAGTTTGACGAGAGTAAGGGGTTAAATTTTATTTCTTATGCGGTATGGTGGATTAGACAATCTATAATGCAATCTGCGTATGACAATGGGAATGCTGTAAGGTTGCCTGTTAATAGAATTAATATTATAAACAAAGTATCTAAGGCTAATGAGATTTTATCCAAAGAGCTTGGTAGAGAACCATCTCCAAGTGAGATTATTGATTTTTATAAAAAGGAAGAAAATGGAGAATTTCAAATAACTGAGAAAGATATTAGAAGTTCGTATTCAGATGGTAATTATAGTGTTTCATTAAATTCGACTATAACAGAGGAATCAGGCTCAATAGAGTTACATGAATTAATTGAAGGTGATGGTTTTAGTGAATTAGAGAATGATGTTAATAAAGATTCTCTTAAGTTTGAAATTGATGAAGTTCTTGATGGGTTATCTAAGAGAGAATCAGATATTCTTAAAATGTATTTTGGAATAGGTGATAAAAAGGAAATGACTTTAGCTGAGATTGGTGAAGAGATAGGTATAACAAATGAGAGGGTTAGGCAAATTAAGGAGTTTGCTTTAAAAAAATTAAGAACATACAATAATAGTTGTAAATTAAAAGAGTTTTTAAGTTGTCAAATAAAATGAAAGATATTAAGGTTGAATATTACAAAATGGTTTGCGATAAGAAATTGGGAGATAACAGTATTATACCAAAAAATCAAAATTTAATTTTAATAAAAGAAGATAATGATGGAATGTTTTTTTTTGAAACATACATTGATGAGTATAAAAAGTTGTTTTGGGCAAATAAAAATGAAGTAGTATTTATGGAATCTATAATTGAAAAATGGGAAGATGAAAAAATAAATAAAATAAATAAATATATTAATGGTGAGTTTTTATAAAAATTTATTATCTTTGTTGGTGTTTAAAAAATAAAAATAAAAATATGAATTTAAATTTGAATCTGAATCTTAAGAAGCCGTTAGTATTCTTAAAAGTAGCCACCACTGGTAATGAGCCAGTTGATAAAAAACAAACAAAAAGAGATAGGATTATTGAATTATCTATTACAAGAATTGAGGCTGATAGGCAAACTGTAAAAACTGGAACAAGGCTTATAAATCCTGGATTTCCTATACCTATTGAATCAACTATGATTAATGGAATTAAAGATGAAGATGTTGTTAATATGCCTAAGTTTGAGGATATTGCACAAAATATTTATTCATTTATTGGCGATGCTGATTTTGCTGGGTTTGGAATAATAAATTTTGATTTAAAATTTTTAACTGAAGAATTCAATAAAGCTGGAATAGATTTTAATATTTATGGTAGAAAAATTATAGATTTAAGTGAGATATTCTATAAAATGGAAAAGAGAGATTTTAGAGCAGCAGCATCAATTTTTGCAAATAAAGACTTTGATAGTTCGCCAATTTCTTCTCAAACAGCAAATTTAGCGTCTATAGAAATTTTTAATGGAATGGTGTCTAAATATTCACACATTGAAGCTTTCTCAAATGCAAATCCTGACATCTTGGATGATGAGTTTAATAAAATAAAAAAGGCTTTGGATGTGCAAAATCTTATAGTTCTTAATAGTGATAAGAGGCCAGTGTTTAATTTTGGAAAATACAAAAATTTATTAGTTGCAGATATGATGATTAGTGACCCAGAATATTATGATTGGTTTGTAAATGTTTCTGATTTACCTTCAGATACTAAAAAAATAGTCAAAAAGATAGTTGAAAAAGCTAAATCACTAAATTAATTTATGTCAAAAAAGAAATTAGACCAATCTGTTACTGGGCAACTTGATATGTTGGAAGCTTTGGGGCAATCTAAATCTGTTAGTTATACAGAGGAGCAAGAGAAGTTTATTTGTTATGATGGCCAAGATTCAATTGTATTGGCTGCAACTGCTGGAAGTGGTAAATCATTTAGTTGTGTTCAAAGATTAAAGACTCTTGTGGAGAGAGGGGTAGACCCAAACAAGATAATTTTCTTTAGTTTCACAAAGGCTGCTACTGATGAGTTAAGAGAAAGAGTTGAATCAGCTGGTATTTTAGTTAGAGATAAGGTTTATAAAGGAGAAGGTGTAACTATAACAACTATTCATGCATTTACAAATAGCTTGCTTTTAAAAATGGGTAAGTTTAAAGAGACTGCTACTTTTGGTGATTTTATTAATTGGTTTAAAGTTGAGTATAAGCCAAGTAATCATGCGACAAGAGAGGCTAAGGAGGCATATTACGATTTAATTTCAAATATGTACGAAGATTCTGATAGAATATCCTCAGAAATCAGCTCCTTCAAACTTCAATCTGCTGAAAATATAAAAGCTCCAGTTCCTGAATTTTATAGTGACTATAGGAAATTTTTAAAAGAAAAGAGAAAGAGGGATTTTTCTGACATGTTAATTGAGGTTCGTGATTTGCTTCTTGAAAATATTTGGATTAAGAGATTTAGAGGTCAATATGATTATATATTTATTGACGAGTATCAAGATACTAGTACGATACAACTTCAAATACTACTGTCTTTAAATGCTAAATTTTATTACATGATTGGAGACAGAAATCAAAGTATATATGGATATAGTGGAGCAAATTGTAATAAACTTGAAGAGATGTTAAAGAAAAGGAGACAAGTTAAAGAAATGACTTTATCCGTAAATTTCAGAAGCGATGAGTCTATTGTTGAAAATTCTAATAAATACTCTTCTTTGAAAGCAATTTCAAGTAGCAAAGATTATGGTTCTGTTAATAAGCATATCATGATTAGGTTAGATGATTTAATTGAATTACTTAAGCAACCAGGTGAGATTGTGGTTCTAGTCAGAACAAATGAAATAATTAAAAAAATGGAAAAGGAATTGTTGAAAAGAAAAGTTCCTATGAGATATTTTAATTTTATAAATAAAGAGGATATTAGTGATTTTAAAAATGGTAATATCAATACTCACTTAAGAGGTAAATTAAATAATTTCAAGGCTTACTTTGAAAATGATGCTCAGACAATTGCTTTCATAGAAAGATTTAAAAATTCGCCTAAGTTTATAACAACTATTCACAAGAGTAAGGGTCGTGAATTTGATGAATGTGTAGTTGTTAATTCTATATCTCCAGAAGTCCTTCAAGAATGTGGTATATATGATAAGCTTGGAAAGAAAAGGCTCGAAAGAGTTTCTTTTACAGATAAGGATGAAGAATCAAGAAATATTCATTATGTAGCCGTCTCAAGGAGTAAACATAAGTTGCATTTTATGATTTATGAATAAAAAAAATATTATGAATTATGAAAAAAATATAAATGAAATTATTCATAAAGTATCTTTAGAGGAAGGTTTTAATGTTTGTTTGGATAATAAAGAAATTGATGAAAAAATTTTCATTATAAAAAATGAGTTATCAAAAAAGTATAACATACTAAATTTTGACAAAGAAAATTCTTTTGACATAAATTTAGATTATAAAATTTCTACAATAAAAGAATTAACTAATAATAAAAATTTTCAAAATAAGTCATTTGGAGAGGTTATGAGTCCGTTGGATTCACTTATAACTCCAATGATGAATACGTTGCCAAAAGAAGTCTGGAGCAATCCTAATCTTAAGTGGCTTGATTCATGTGCTGGTATAGGAAATTTTCAATCTATTATAATAAGTAGGTTAATGGATGGGCTAGTTAATTGGGAGCCAGACCAAGAAAAAAGGTATAATCATATTATAGGCAATATGATTTATCTAGGAGAGCTTCAAGCTAAAAATTCATTTATTAATTTTATTTTATTTAGTAGAAATGAAAGTATTGTTAATATGTATAATGATGATTTTTTGGATAAAAAATTTGAAAAGCATATGCATGATGAGTGGGGGGTTGATGGTTTTGATATAATTATAGGAAATCCACCTTTTAATAGTGCTTCGGTTGGAGCTTTTGGAAAAAGGGATTTGTGGGATAAATTTGTAATTAAAAGCATTGATTTATTAAATAAAAATGGATTTTTAGTTTTGGTCCATCCACCTAAGTGGAGAATGCCAGAACATAAATTATTTGATATTTTTAAGAAAAATAATTTAATATACTTAGAAATACACTCAAAATTTGATGGTGATAAAATTTTTAAGGCTACCACAAGATATGATTTTTATTGTTTGCAAAAATGTTCTTATAATGGGAAAACAAAAGTTGTAGATGAACTAGGAGTTTGTTCATATATAGATATAACAAAATGGGATTGGTTGCCTAATTATGAATTTGAAAGTATTAGTAGCATAATCACCAAAGAGTTCAATAATAATTGTGAAATTATATATGACCGCTCTAAGTATGGAAATGAAAAGGAGTGGATGTCTAAAAAAAAGGATGAAAATCATATGCTACCTTGTGTATATGGTATGTATAAAGATAGAACCTGTTCATATTTGTATTCATCAGAGGATAAAGGTCATTTTGGACAATCAAAATTAATTCTTGGTATTGGAGAGGTATTATATCCACTTATTGACTATAAGGGTGAATTCGGGCTGACAAATAATACATTTGCTATAGTTAGTGATGATTTAATTGTTTTAGAAAATATGAAACAAGCAATAGAGTCGGAGGGGTTTAAAAAAATAATAAAAGCAACAAAGTGGAATAATTTTCAGACTAGCCAAAAAATGTTTAAATCTTTTAAGAAAGATTTTTGGAAAAATTTTATATAATGGATGATAAAGAATTTCATGATAAGGTAGATAATATGTTTGAGTCAAGACTTAGGAGGTATATTATTAGGATTAAAGATTTGGCAGATGACAAAATTTTGACAGAAAAGGATATGAATTATGAAAAAGTTCTGTTCGATTCTAATCTTAATATATATAAAGTAATTGATGGAGTTCCAACTCTGGTTGAGAACAAAAACTTTAAGGCCTTATTATTATAAAACAAAAAAAGAGGCTAAATTAGCCTCTTTTTAAAATTATATTATTTATTTTAATCTTTTTAAAACTCTTTGCATAAGCAAATCTATATCAATACCCTCGAACATTCCTGCAGATTTCTCTTCTTCTGGAGATGAAGGCAACACAGGTTCAATTTGTTGATATTTTCCGTGAGACTTAGCTTTTTCTGTAACTTTCTCTAATTCATCATCAGCATTAAGTATAGCCTCTAATTCATCTTTCATGCCTTTAGATTTAAGGTCAGAAATAACTTGTACTTTATTCTTTGCGCTGCTGAATTGAGGTAATTTAAGTCCTACTACAGCAAGGGCATCTGAAAGTTCTTTTTGAGCAGCTTCCATTTCTGGGGTTGCTTGTCTTATCATCTTAGAAAATCCTCCAAACTCAGGCTTCATAGCAGACGTTTGTTTAAGTTTTTTAGGGTCAATATTAGATAAATTAAAATCAACTCCATATATATGAGAAATCATATCACTAATTTCTTGAGCTTCAGAGCTATTTACAAGTCTTGAAAATTCTTGAGTAACAAGTCGTGGTTCTTTGAAATACTCTGGATAATCATTAGCTATATCTTCTGGAGAATCTCCAGCTAAAATGCCTTTAAAAGCTGCCATTCTTCTCTTTCCCATTTCATTACCATCAGCTTCAAATTTGTTATCAAGCCATTGTGTTACATCTTTTAGTATCTGCCATTTTTTTGAATTTTCTTTCTCTTGAGAATAACCCCTTTCCATAGCAGTCTCAGGATTGATAGTCATTGAGGCTATTTTATCTCCAAACGTAGTCCCGCCTTCATCTCCAATTGGTTCATCAAATCTACTAGCTTTTAATTCTCCGCCTACAGCATCTAAAGAGCTACCACCATCTCCTGTTCCTCTATAGCCTTTTACAAGATAGTTGTATACCTTGTTTTTCATATCTTGCACAAATATTGCACCAAGATTTGTTCCACTCTTGTAGTTATCTAATATTTTATCAAAATTATTTAAGACTACTTGTTCATATGCTGAAGCAACTGCATCATCTAAATCTTGATTTTTATAAAATTTACTTCCACCAATTGCATGCTTAATTTCAGAGCCAGGGTAAGGGTACATAGAGGCTTGAATAGCTTTTTTTGTTTTTGGACTTTTAGTTTTTTTATAATCAGCAATAAGTATATTGATTATTTTATCAAAATTCTTCTTACTATTCATATCCTGAGCCTCAAAGTCATAGTCAATAGGAGTCCCACGCTCAATAGCATTTTTAACAAGTTTAGGAACATCTTCATCTCTTATACCTCTTACTTTTAATGCTTCAGGAGCCTCATTTATCATCTCTTTATACAACTCTTCAAATGCCTCAGATATAAGGCTTCTAATGTCTTTATTCATTTTTTTTAAATTATTAATTGTTTGTTTCTAATAAATATTAAAAAAAAACTTAAATAAAATTTGTATAATAATCATAATATTTATATATTTGCTTTAATTAACTATTAAGTAACAAAAATTATTAAAAAATGAGTGGGTACAATAAAGTTATCTTGAAGGGCACATTAGGTGCTGATGCGGATGTTAAATTGCTTGATAATGGCAATAGCGTTGCAAGTGTTTCAATCGCAGTAAATGAATCTTATATTGATAAGAGTACTGGGGAGAGAAAAAATAAGGTTGAATGGTTTAAGATTGAGGCTTGGAGGGGCTTAGCTACATTCCTTGGTCAATATGGTAAAAAAGGGACTGAATTTTTAGTTGAGGGTAAGCTTAAAAATGAATCTTGGGAAAAAGAAGGTCAAACACATCGTTCAGTTAAAGTAGTTGCTGACCAAGTTATTTTCACAAATTCCAAGGCCAACTCAACAGCACCAGTAGCTCAAGCAGCACCAGTAGCTCAAGCAGCACCAGTAGCTCAAGCAGCACCTGTAGCTCAAGCAGCACCTGTAGCTCAAGCAGCACCTGTAGTTTCTAGTTCAGAATTTATTGTCGGAATGCAAAATGCAGACGATGATTTTCCTTTTTAAAAACAAAAATAAAAAAGGCCAGAATTAAATTCTGGCCTTTTTTATTTTTTAAAGAAATCACTACCACTAAATGTATGATAGGTATTTTATTTTTCTCCTGGTGCTAAATCGCTATGTGAATTATCGCCTATATTATGTTTTAATTTAAAGTTGGAAATTAATTTTATAAGAAAAGAAGTGGGTCTACCCTGAGTTTCGTTGTTTGGTCTAAGGCTATCTAAGTGTTTCATGGTCCATTTATTTGGTTTGCCACTTGGAAGTATATATTGTTCATTGTTGTGATACCACCTATCTTTATACCAAACATAAAGAGGGTGTTGTTCTCCATACGAGTACGCTGCATACATTTCGCCAAGGTCACCTAAATCTTCGCCATAAGTATGTGAACCAACAAAATTTCTTTTATTTCTAACTTCTTCTGCTGCATCTTTGTTTGAAATTCTTTCTTCTTGAAAAATTTCTTCTTGAAAAATTCGAAGAAATTCTTCTCTTATGATATTTCTAATTTCATTCATAGATAAATATTTTTTATAAATAGTTTATAAAAAGGAAATGTAAATACATTTTTTTTTAAATTTAATATAAATATAATGAAACTTTTTTTTAATTAAATCGTATATTAAAACATGAATATATTTTACAGAATTAAGAGGTTAAGAGTTAAGATTAGAAACTCAAGTAAGAAAAAATTAGAGCTAGACGAAGTTCAGCAAAAAGCTTATGATATTTTTATTAAAATGATAAGTGAAAAAGGTAGTGATTTAGATTATGACACTTTAGGTCGTAGAACTATTGAAAATGGAAATAATTATGTGTCAATAAAAAAAAATCACATATTTATTGTTAGTGATTCTCTTACTGATAATGTTTTTGTTGATGATATTACAATGGGTAATATAATTGAAAAGTTTGATGCAAAAATTATTAGAAAAATAGATAATCGTGAAAAAATAGCTCTGTCAAAAGTAAAGAAGAATTTAGATTTTATATTAAATTCAATTTCTAAATAAAAAAATAAAACACCAAGCTTTATAGTTTGGTGTTTTATTTTTGTGTAAAAATGTATAATATATAATTGTTTTTTTTTGTATTTTTACATATATTTATGATAAAATTAGATATATTCGCATAATTAAGTTAATTTGTGATTTAATTTATTAAAAAAATTATGAAAAAATTATTTAAAAAATATTTCTGGACTTACATAATAGTATTTGCAGCATTGGGACTTTCTGGTTCTGCTGCATATTTTTCAATTAGTGGTCTATCTAAATTGTTTGCAGGAGCCTCAACTCAAATTATAATAATGGCATCTTTTATTGAGTTAGCTAAGATAATAACAACAGCTGCTCTTCATAGATATTGGGATAGTGTTGACAGAATTTTAAAATGGGTCCTTTCTATTATGGTAGTTGTAGTTATGCTTATTACTAGTTCTGGTATATATGGCTTCTTGGCTGATGCATATACAAAGACGTCTACTGAAATGGATAAAATAGATGGGGAAATTTCTCTTATAGAAAACAAAAAGGAACAAAAGAAGTCTCAAATATTAAGTCTTGAGAGTGTAAAGAATTCTAAAGACAAGAGGATTAGCTCCTTGATAAGTATAAGAGGTCAACAAGAATCTAGAATTGATGCTCTATATGAAAAAAATAGAGGAATTAAGGGCGCACAATCAATGATTCAGCAATCTAATTCTGAAATAAAAACTCTACAAACTGAAATAGATACTTTAGTGGCGAAAATTGAAAGAATTAATTCTGAAATAGGCCAAATGGATATAGAAATTTTAGATTTAAAAAATTCAGATGTAGCTTCAGAAATAGGACCTCTTAAATATATGTCAAATGTTGTTGGAAAACCAATGGAGAGTATAATAAATTGGTTTATTATGATGATTATTTTCGTTTTCGACCCTTTGGCTATATTGTTGATTATAATGGCAAATAATGTATATGACAAAGCTTCTATTAAGGAGAGTGGCGAGGATAATTCGAGTAAAGTAGATAATACAAATTTGGTTGTTGATGATAATATGGAAATTGAAGAACTTTTTTTAGGTGATGTTGACGTTAATTCTAATAAGAGTGATGATTCAGAACTTCAAAATAAACCTTCAATTGATGACATTGAGTTATATGAAGAACACCCCTCAAAAGAAAAAAAAGCAGAGGTGGTTGAATATATAGAGGGTGAAGATGGTAGCTTCAAAAGAAGTATTGAAAATAAGGAAGATATGTCTTCTGTTATAAGGGGAATAGATTCAAATCCATTATATTTAAAATTATTAGATATTTTCTTTTTAGATGGACAAAGAAAAGTGGGAGATGTAATACCTCCTTATGATGTTTTTTTAAAAGACGTTAGAAATAGTGGCGTTGATTGTCAAGAAAAGATAATAAAAAATTTTTTAACAATCTCTAATTTGTTAGGAATTGTTAATATGACAGATAAGAATAGTGTTAAGATAATTAAAGATTACGAATCATCTAAGCAAATTATATCACTTGTTTCTAAGTGAAAAAAAGACAAGCTATATAGCTTGTCTTTTTTTTATTAATATTTTTTTATTATATTGATTATAGCTATAATTTATATTTTTCTTTTAATTATTTATAATAAACACATAAGTCATGAAATTGGTATCTAAAACAATAGAAAAAGTGGTTATAGAATTAACTACATATGAAATAGAGAATAATGGATTTGAGTACTGCTGGGATAAGATTAGAAGAACATATAAATCTGAGGATTATGATGTTGAATCTATTAGAGCTTCTAGTAGTAATAAAAATATAATTTTTATAGAATTAATATCTAATAAGACTAAAAAATAATTTTTCATTTAATATCTTTGTTTTCTTTTATTTTTAAAATAAAATTATTAAATTTGTTTTAAACACAAATAAAAATAATTATAATGGATAGAAGAGCGTTTGGGCCTGAAGATGAAGATGAATCAAGTATTGATAAAGTAAAGAAAAATAGCAAAAGCGAAACTCCAATTTTAGACCACTACGGAAAAGACTTAACTGAAATAGCAAAAAAAGGGGGTCTTGACCCAGTTGTGGGAAGGGATTCAGAAATAGATAAGTTAATTCAAATTCTAAATAAGAGAAGGAAAAATAATCCTGTTCTTGTTGGAGAATCTGGTGTTGGTAAGACAGCAGTTGTAGAAGGGCTTGCTATTAGAATTGCAAACAAACAGGTTGACAGATGGCTCTTTAACAAGAGGGTTATTGAATTGAACTTTACTAGCATTGTTTCTGGGACAAAATATAGAGGTGAGTTTGAACAGAGAATGGAGGATATTCTTAAGGAAGCTAAAAATAGTCCTAATGTTATAATTTTCATTGATGAGTTGCATAATGTGGTTGGAGCTGGTAGTGCATCAGGTTCAATGGATGCGTCAAATATTATTAAACCAGCTCTTGCAAGGGGTGAAATTAAAGTTATAGGGGCTACAACAGTTGATGAATATAAGAAAATTATAGAGAGTGATAGCGCCCTTGAGAGAAGATTTCAAAAAATATATATAAATATACCATCTAAGGAGGATACTCTTTTGATACTTAAGCAATTAAGAGATAGATATGAGGATTATCATAATGTGGTATATAGTGATGAGGTTCTTGAAAAGTGTGTTGAATTTACTGATAGGTATATTAATTACAGAAATTTCCCAGATAAGGCTATTGATGCAATGGATGAAGTTGGTTCTATAGTTAAGCTGAAAAATACAGTGGTCCCAGATAGTATTAAGAAATTAGAAAAGGAATTAGGCAGTATTATCTCTAGCAAGAAAGATGCAGCTAAGAGTCAAAAATATGAAGATGCAGCTAAGTTTAGAGACAAAGAAAGGGAGATGAATAAAAAAATTGAGGATGAAAGGGTTAAGTGGGAAGAAAAATTAAAAAAGAATAAAATAAATGTAACAACTCAGCATGTAGCTGAAGTGATATCTGGATATACTGGAATTCCACTTATAAAGTTAACTGACGATGAAAATAAAAAGCTTGTTGGTATGCAAGAGTTTTTATCAAAAAAAGTTATAGGCCAAGAAGAGGCTGTGACTAAGGTGTGTGAGGCAATACAGCGCTCAAGACTTGGGCTTCAAGACCCAAATAAGCCAATTGCATCATTTTTATTGCTTGGCTCAACAGGTGTTGGTAAGTGTATTTGTTCTGATACTCAAATAGTTATTAGAAATAAGGCAACTGGATTGACAGAAATTTTATCAATAGAAGAATTAAAAAAAAGAACTTAATACTATTCCCAATTCCTTTGCTGCCTAAAATACCTTAACTACTTATTGGAAAAACATTTTTTAAAACTATTTGTAGTAGAATTAAAAAATGTTTTTTATGATTATCATATATAATAGAAAGAGAGTTGAATTTATAGATTTGTTCCCTATGGTTAACTTGTTTGTTAATTATTTAAAAGAAAATTACTCTTCATTAAATTTTAGTAATAAAGAATTTTATAAAAAAATAATTAAAGCATATGATTTCTTTTCACAGGTAGATGACGTAGTTCAATATACTAGGTTGACTAGGTATCTGCATAAGGGTTTTAATTTTAGTTATAAAAATATTACCAAGAAAGAATTTTGGATTGAGAGGGGTTGGTCAGAGCAAGAATCTGCAGATATTATGCGAGAGGATAAATTAAAAAGAGTAAATAAACAAATTATTACACAACAAGAAAAAAATAAAAATAAGAATGAGTTAAAATTAGACAATACATTAAAAGAATTTAGATTTATATCTGGTAAATTCTTTTCTTCAGAATATCCAAAGTGTAATCATTGTAAAAATGAATTATTATTAAAAAAAATTAATATAAATAATTTAGATGACAAATTTTATTATAAAATTATAAAATGTTCAAATGAAGAGTGTAAGACTAATTATATGAATAAAAAAGATAAATACATGTCATTTTTGCCAATAGATATTGCAGAAGAAATTTTAACAAAATTTTCAGAACAAGCTAAAGAAAGAAGTATATTATCTATTGAAAGTTGGATTAAAAAAGGTTTATCAAAAAAAGAGGCAAAGATTGAGGTTTTTAATATACAATCAGAAAATTCTAAGAAAGTAAAAAATAGATTTGTAGCATCAAAGGAGAATTTAAAAAAACTTGGAAAAACTGAAGAAGAGATAATAAATATTTGTACGACTCCAACTCAAATTGATTTTTGGATTAAAAAAGGGTTATCTAAAGAAGAGTCAATAATTAAAATAAGAACCCTCCAAGAAGAAGCAAGTCGAAAGTTTGCTAAAAAGAGGGTAGATAATCCAGGATTATATTCTGCTGTAACTCAAACTCAAATTGGATATTGGTTGAATAAGGGTTTTTCAGAAGAAGAGGCAAGGGGCAGGTTGTCAGAAAGACAGTTAACTTTTAGTTTAGATATTTGTATAGAGAAATATGGGGAAGAAGAAGGTAGGAGAATATTTAATGAGAGGCAAAATAAGTGGAATAAGTCATTAAATGAAGGTGGAAATTTAAAAATAGGCTATTCCAAGTGTTCTCAGGATTTATTTAATTCTTTAATTGAGAGTTATAGTTTTGAAGAATTAGATGATGTTTTATTTGCTACAAAAGGTGGTGAATTTAAAATACAAAGAGAAGAAGGTGGGATTTGGATGTATGATTTCGTTGATTTGAATAGAAAAAAAATAATTGAATATCATGGAGATATGTATCATGGAAATCCGAAAAAATATTCTGCTGGAGATTTCCCTCACCCTTTTAGAAAAAATATAACCGCACAAGAGATGTGGGATAAAGATGGGTTAAAAATAAAAAATGCTGAGGAACAAGGGTTTAAGGTGTTTATTGTTTGGGATTCAGAATATAGGTGGGGAAATAAACAAAAAGTTATTGATAAGTGTCTTGATTTTTTGGATATTAACAAATAAATAAGTAAATTTGAAGTATGAATAATAAAGAAGTAAGCGATAAGCCACAATTATTCTTTTTTGATAAAAAAGAATTTGATGGATTTAAAAAGATAATTGAAACTAAAAAAATTAGTGATTATGAAGTATTAACAGATGATGGTTTTGTTGGAATTGAAAATTTGCATACAACAACCGAGTACCAAGTTTATGAGTTAAAGACAAAATCTGGTAAAACATTAAAATGTGCAGATAATCATATTGTTTTTGATTATAATATGAATGAAGTGTTTGTGATAAATCTATCTGTTGGAGATTTAATATTTTCAAAAAATGAAAATAATGAATTATCATTAGAAGAGGTAGAACATGTTATTGATTTAGGATACAAGGAAGAGATGTATGATTTAGAATTAGACTCTGATTCTAATAGAAGGTATTTTACAAACGGAATTCTTTCTCATAATACTCATCTTGCAAAACAACTATCAAGTTTTATGTTTCATAAGGAAGATGCGTTTATAAGGTTTGATATGAGTGAATATATGGAAAAATTCACTATTTCAAAATTAATTGGTTCCCCTCCAGGTTATATAGGTTACGAAGAAAAGGGCATACTTACGGAGGCTGTTAAAAATAAACCATATTCAATATTATTGTTTGATGAAATTGAAAAGGCGCACCCAGATATTTTTAATATATTTTTACAAATACTTGATGATGGTATTTTAACTGATTCATCGGGTAGAGAAATAAATTTCAAGAATTGTATAATCATTATGACATCGAATATTGGTACAGATAAAATAATGGGAAAGAAAACTCTTGGCTTTGGTGTTGCTAATGATGAGCATTCAGATATAACTTCTATTGTTGGTGATGAGCTTAAAAAATACTTAAGACCAGAGCTTATAAATAGAATTGATGAAAAAATAGTATTTAAACCTCTTACTCAAGATAATATATCTAAGATTGTGGATATTGAAATTGATAAGACAATTAAAAGAATATCTGAAAAAGGGTATGATATTATAATTTCTAAGAGCGTAAGGGATTATATAGTTGAGATTGGGTATGACAAAGAGTATGGTGCAAGGCCTCTTAAAAGAGCTATTACTACGAATATAGAAAATGTAATCTCTCAATGTATACTTAAAAATGACATTAAAGATGGCGATAAGATTAAATTATCTTATGATAAAAAAAATAAAAAAGTCATAGCAAAAATATGAGAACCTTAAAGATAGATTTAGGTGGTAGAATTATTATTGACAATTCTCCAGTTGATATAAACCAGCTGGAGAACAAGTCAGAATTTATATCTAGCATATTAACTTTAGATTTAGAGCTTGCAGATAATATTAGTGTTGCTGATATTATTCATTTTTTTTATGACGTAAGAGAGCTTATTAAGGATGTATTATCTGAAGAGTATGAATCAGTGAGAGCAATGGTTGTTTCATCTGTTTTACCTAGAAATTATAAAGCACTTAGAGTGTATAAGTCGTTTAAAATAGAAAAAGAAGGGAGTGATGATGAAGAGTTTATATACTTAATTCCAGAAATAGAAATAATTCCATGTGAATCAATGGAGGAAGGAGTTAGTAATATCGGAAATCTACCGATTATAATAGATGAAAATATAATTCTTATAAATGAAGATTTTAACACAGGTAAAAATGTTACAATAAAATCTAAGTCAAAAATAAGTTTATTTGACCTTATGAGATGTATTTTTGATGAGCTCCCTGCTTTAATTAAAGATGGTATGATATTTGCTTATTAAGTTTATTTTTGAAATTTATATATTTGAACCAAAAATGCTATTTTGATAGCATCATCAATTTCCTTGGGTATATTACATCTAGATTTTGGTTCATGCTCGGTTCCAGATTTCCATTCATCACCCTCATCAAGACTAGGTTTTCCTGAAGCTTCATAATAATCGAGAATTGCGCCAGTTAAATAACTTAGTTCTACTGCTGAGTTTGTTGAATTATCTTCTTCATGTTCTATGTTTTTTATTGAATCATTAAAGCCTTCTGTTTCATCGTAATTTTTAGATTTTTTACCTTTACCTGATTTTTTAGACATATTCTTAAGTATTATGTTTATATTTATAAATAGTAAGTATTTTTTTAATAATTTTAAAATATTTTTATTTATTTTTAAAAGCAAATTTTATAAATTTTTAATATGAAATTTATATATTTGTTTAATGTAGAAGGAACTAATGTTTATAAGATTGGTAACTCTGGAAATGTGAACAAGAGAAGATTGGAAATTCAAACAGGTTGCCCATTTAAAGTTGTTGAGATAGTTAGGTTTAAGAGTAAATATCCAAATAAAGTTGAAAAAGCGCTTCATAATAAATTCGGCCTTCAAAAAGAAGATGAAGATGGTAGGGAATTGCAGGGTGAATTTTTCGCCTTATCAAATGAAGATAAAAAAATGTTTATGGAGCATTGTCAAAAAATGGAAGATATGTTTCTGATTTTAGAAGAAAATACTTATTTGCAAAACAAAAAAAAGACTTGATTTCTCAAGTCTTTAATTTTATATGACACCTAGAAACCTAAACTTCTTTAGGTGATGGGAGGATATCATCCAATTATTTCTTTGTCACCACTATCTTCTGCAGGAGTGTCTTCGCTTGGTGTTGTAGATATATCTTTTGCATTTATTTGATTTAACGATTTCATTCTGTCTTGTATAGATTGCTCTATTTTTGTCTCAGAATTCTTATTAATACCAAGAAGTGCAAGGTGATGAGCAAGTGTCATACCATAAAGTACTATATGATTTGTAGGAACTTCATAAAACCCTTTTTTGGAGATAGCTATTATAGCATTAGCAACGTCAATTCCTATAAATACGCCAGCAGCCGTAAGTATTGCTCCAAGAATAAAATATGAAGAAAGGCGTCCAGAAGATACCTTTCCATTTTTATCTAAAACGGATAGATTAATTAATTTAAATATTTCTTTAATTAAATTGGTTTTCATTTTTTTATTTATAAATAGTTATTAAAAACAAATAGATATTTATTTTTAATAATAAAATGTTTATTTTTAATATAAAAATATAAAATTATGAAAAAAAGAAATTTTATTTTTGACTTATACAACAAGATATTTAATAAATCAAGTGAAAAAAAAACCGTAAGAAGATTGAGTCAAAACCCTAAAACTGGAGAGTTGTCTTGGAGCGAAGGTGAAAAGCCATTTAAGGATGATGATACTAATATAGAAATAAAAAAATTTCACCTCGAAGACTCAAATAAGACAAGAACGGCTCATCTTAAGGTTCCGACTTTTATAGCAATGGAGCCATTTTGGAAGAATAGATTTTATGTTGAATTCCCTGGTATTGTAGGACAACACTTTAATGCATACAGCTATAACGGTAGAGATACATCAAGTGATTCAAAATTGTTGACCTCAAAAATGCCTACGTCAACATCAAGAAAAAATTATTATTCCACATTTAAGGTGTTACTTACAATGACTGATATTTGCGATAAACTATTACAACTTGAATCTGAATCATCAGTTGGAGATGTTAAGATAAACATGCTTGACCCAACTGGCGTAATTGTTAAGACAATATTACTTCCAGATTGTGAGGTTGTTGAAGTTAAATATTTTGATGAATTATCTTATGGAGGACCAGGAGAAAAATCTGATGCTATACTCTATGGAGAAATAATAGTCAAGCACAATAAGAGAAGGATAATATAAAAAATGAGAGAGCTAAGTTCTCTCATTTTTTTTTACTTTAGTTTTTTAATTTTTAACTGCGTTGATGTAATTGTTTTTTGATTTAATTTGTTATTATTAAATCCATATGCCTCGCAATGTGATTGTTTTTTTGATTTACATGAATTAATAAAAATTGATAATAAAATAAGAATTAAGATTAGTTTTTTCATTTAGTTGTTTTTTTGTTTTTATAAATATAATTAATTTATAGCAATGTACAAAAAAAAATAGTTTTTATGTATTTTTTTTATATATTTGATGCATAAAAAGCTTAATATAGCTGTTTTATAATGACCTCAGAAAGAAAACCAAGTCATCAGCTTGCTGTGGCTTGGATGAATTGCTCTTAAATCATTGTAAATATACAACAAATTTCTTTTAAATCAATTTTTTTCAGAAAAACTTTAATTTCTGAAAATTTCTTTGTATTTATAAGTGATGCTTAAGTCATATAAATATAGAATATACCCAACAGAGGCTCAGCAGGAGCAACTTGCCAAGGCCTTCGGATGTGCTCGATTTGTTTACAACCTTGGTCTTGAGACCAAAATATCCGCCTGGACTTCTGCAAAGAAATATGTTGATGTTTTTGACTTATCCAATCAAATGAGAGAACTCAAGAGCACAGAGGCGCCTTGGCTTAAGGATTGTCCATCTCAAGCACTTCAGATGTCCCTGAGAAACCTAGATAATGCATATACAAACTTCTTCAAGAGAGGCTCTGGTTTCCCGAAATTCAAGTCCAAGCACTCAAGACAAAGCATTCAGCTCCCGCAAGGAGTTCGAATTGCTGATGATGGCAAGCAAGTGTTTATTCCAAAGCTCAAATGGGTCGGCATTGACCTTCACAGAGCGTTACCAGATGGAGATGTCAAGACTGTGACAGTCTCAAGGACAACAACCAATAAATATTTCATCTCAATTTTGGTTGACACCAAAAGGGAAGTGCCAAGTAAGAAGCTAATAAATGAATCAACCTCAGTTGGCATTGATTTGGGCATCAAGGATTTTGCAATAACAAGTGATGGCATGAAGTTCGAGAACAAAGACTTCATGAAATCTACACAAAAACAGCTTCGAGTTGCACAAAGGTCTCTTGCAAGAAGGGTCAAGGGAAGCGGTGGATATGAGCGACAAAAGAAGAGAGTTGCACTTTTGCATGAGAAAATTAGGAATCAAAGACAAGACTACTTACATAAGATTTCGAGCTACTTAGTCAAGACCTATGACACAATTTGCATTGAGGACCTCAGTGTCTCAGGCATGGTCAGGAACCACAATCTTGCAAGAGCCATATCAGACCAAGGATGGAGAGAGTTTCGTTCAATGCTTGAGTACAAGGCTGAGTGGCAAGGGAAGAACATTCAGGTTATCGGGAGGTTTGACCCAAGCAGCAAGACTTGTTCTTGTTGTGGCAAGATGAATAAAGAGCTCAAGCTCTCTGATAGAAATTGGACTTGCAGAAGCTGCGAGACAACTCATGACCGAGATGTGAATTCAGCGAAGAATATAAAGAATTTTGGGCTTCGGAACCAGCCCCGCATGTCGCAACGTGAGCCAATAGGCTGTGCGTGATATGACGAAGCCCATTCATCGAGCCTCGCTCGTGGATGGGTCGTTCACAAGAACAAATTATGAAGGTATATGAAGTAGTTAGAACTGTTGGTCTTGGTGACCAAGGTGGTCCAAGACAAACATCTGAAAGAACTGGGTTTATCTATATTGATAAAATGCTTGCTGATGAAAAGGCTAATGAGATGTGGCTATCAGAAACAACAGAAAAAGAAAGAGACTCTTGGTGCTCCATTCATTTTAATGTACGTGAAGTTGAAGTTATTACCAAGAAGAGTAAGCCAACGGTATATGTAGACATGGACAATACAGCATGTGACTTTACGTCTCAGTTTAGATTATACAACAAGATGTATCCAAACTATCAATATCCACAGTCAGTCATTGGATTCTTCTCAAGTATGAAGCCTATGCCAGGATTCTTGGATGCTTGGAAAACTCTAAGTGAGCACTATGATATAAGATTTCTATCAAGACCTTCTCTTTATAATTTAGGCTCATATACAGAGAAGGCTGTTTGGGTTAGAGATAATATGAGTGGAATAGAGTGTCTTGAAAAGCTTAATCTTAATCCAGATAAGTCAATTGTTGGAGAAGTGGGTGATTATCTTGTTGATGACTGGGATGCTAATGGTCAAACCGAGTTTAAGGGGGAGTTTATTCACTTCGGAAAACAAGAGGGTTGTAGAAATTGGGAAGAAGTGACAGATTATTTGCTAAAAAAAGCTGGAGTGATATGAGTGGAGTGATTGATAAGGTGCTTAAATTGACTATTAAGGCAAATTCTACTGAAGAAGCTAAGGCTAAGGCTAAGTCTCAACAAGGAGTCAAGAATGTATTAAATTCCTAACTAACAACTCAAATTTTTGAGGTTACAGTAACTCAGGAATGGTATGGAAAGTATAATCTTGGGTATTGTAAGCGCTGTGGAACTGACCTTTGCTGTAGAGCTGATTTTATATCAGAAACATGCGATGAATGCGAAAGAATGTGAAATTTAAAAAATAAATTTATGATTAAAAAATATATAAGTGAAGAGGTTAGGCTCGATATTATGCGTGCTCTAAAAGAAGCTTATAATGGAAAGGAGTGCATTTTTGTAGATATGGATGGTGTCGTTGCAGACTTTGAACCAAAGGCAATTGAGGAGGCTGAAAAGATGGGTTTAACATTTAAGCAATTTGCTGACCAAAAGCAATATAGGCACATTGAAGGGTTTTATAGAGACCTTCCACTAATTCCAGGAGCCAAGGAAGCAATTCTTGAATTGGATGCTTGTGGTAAGTATGAGATTAATTTCTTGTCAGCTCCATCATGGGGAAATGAAAGCTGCTTCACTGACAAGAGAATATGGATTAGTGAAAACTTTGGAACAGACTTTGAAAAGAGAATGGACCTTTCATTTCATAAGGGTCATTATCTTGGTCACTACTTAATTGATGATAGAACTAAGTATGGTGCTGGAGACTTTATTGGGCAGCATTTACAATATGGAAACGAAGAATATCCAAATTGGGACTCAATAATTAAATTATTACTTTAATTAAATAATTGTTTTGTAAATTAGTTATAATTATATATATTTGCGTTAAACAACAAGTTATTGGTATGAAAATTTCAAAAGAAGATAAGGAAGAGATATTTAGAAGAAAAGAGATATTAGAAGTTGCTAGAGTGGGTTTGAAGAAGGAGTTTATTGGTCTTGATGATATAATTAATGAGTTAATAGACTTGATTGAATCTTGGTATTTATTTCCAAGTGGACAAATAAGGCCAACAATAATAAATTTATTTGGAATGACTGGGGTGGGTAAGACTTCTTTAATAAAGAGGCTTTTTGAGTTAATTGACTTAAAAGATAATTTATATAAATTTGACATTGGTGAGTATAATTCTCAAGAGAATTCTAAGCTTTCGTATGCATTTTCTGATAATTTAAGAGGCAGGGAAAATAATCAGATAGGGATTATTTTTGACGAATTCCAACTTGGTAGAACTATAGATGAGGGTGGGGTTGAGATAGAGAAATCTGGTTTAAGAGCTATGTGGGAATTGTTAGATACTGGTAAGATTTCTATACTTCAATCATCTTTCTGTGGCTCAAAAATATATCAATTATCATTAAAACTTGAAGATTGTGTTAATAACGGAAGTGTTGAGGCTAAAAATGGCTTAGTTACAAAAAATAAAGAATATCATCAAAAGTTTTTTAAAGAAGAATTGGTTGATGAGGAATTCGCTCTAAAAGATGCAAAAAATAAAAAAAATAATGATGATGAAATTTTATTTATACCAGAAGAATTTAATTGGTATATAAATGAAATTTGGGAAAATAGATTTTTAACAGATAGAGAGTTGACTGAATTTTTAAAGTCATTGAACCATCAAACATCAGTTGAGTTTTTAAACCAAACAGTAAATAAAGCCTTAAAACCTGTTGAGTTTAATTATGCATCATCTTGTATATTTGTCATAGGAAATATTGATGAAGCATATAGGATGTCTAAAAACATAGACCCAGATGGTGATGCTGATAGATTTTATGAGCACTCAAAAAAGATAACATTACCTCAGATTAAATCAGCGCTTCAAAGAAGATTCAGAGCTGAGCAGATTGCTAGACTTGGGAATAATCATATTATATATCCAGCATTTAGTTCCAAGATGTATAGGGATTTAATTAATCTTGAGCTTAAAAGGTGTTCTAGTAAAGTTAAGGAAAAATTTGATATTGATATTATATTTAAAAAGACAGTAGGCGAAATAATATATAAGGAAGGAGTTTTTCCAACTCAAGGCGCAAGACCTTTGTTTACAACTATAAATTATCTTATTGAGTCTTTTATTGGAAAAATAATTAGAGATATTTTTGAATTAGAAGATTCTATAAAATCTATTATTTGGAAATTTTATAAAAATAAGTATATAGTAAGTTTTTTAAATAAAGAAAATAAATTAGTAAAAAAAATATCATACCCAGTTAGGCTTAAGGTTGAAAATCTTAGGAAAAGTGAGGAAAGTGAATTACAAGCTCAAGTTGCTATACATGAGTCTGGACATGCGGTAGCTGCTATATACGCAGCCAATATCCTTCCGATTGAAGTTGTGAGTAGAAGTGCTAATATGTCTGAGGGTCACTGTGCTGTTGAAATACCGTCTACTGGACTACAAACTAGGGATGAGTTAGAAAAAGAAATTATAATATGTCTTGGTGGATATGTTGCTGAAAAACTTGTTTTTGGACAAAACAAAGTTGCTAATGGAACTAGTGGTGATTTTTATAGAGCGACTAATATAGCTCTTGAAATGGCTAAGTCATATGGTATGCTTGGAGCAGGTCCAATGCTTTATGGACATAAAAGTCCGAGTACAAATAGTGAATGGAGCTCTTATTCAGTTGATGAAATGGATAAGTTGGCTGAGAAAATAATTATTGATTCAGAGATTAAGTGTAAGAAGATTTTGAGTGATAATAAGCTTCTATTACTAAAGTTGGGTGAACACCTATCGAATAACTCCAGAATGGATTCGTCAGAAATCCAGGAGTTTGTTAATAATTATGGTAGTCCAGTTGAGATTAAAAGTAAAGATGACTACCATATGTTCAAATCAACAATTGCAAAAGAACTTGCTGAAGAAGAATTGAGTTTTAGGCCAAAGAAAAATTCTGTAAGTAGAGTGGAAGTTAAATTAAAACAAGACAAGATATGACAAAGATTGAGATATTTGACAAAGTGATGGAGATAGCTAGGAAAAATGGTTATTTAAGTAGTGACTATAGACAATATTATAGTTTTATAACTGAGGGACAAAATATTAGCTCATTAATGTTTGATAACACATTCAACGTAACTTTATTTAAAGATGATGATGAGCGAGTATTATTTCTTAATAGACTATCACTATCTGATGATAAGTGGGAATTTATTGAATCAAATCTTAACCTATTCCATATATTTAATTAAAATTTATAGTTATTTATAATAAAAGAAAATGGAAAGTATTGAGTTTACATATTGGCTCCAGGGAGCGCTTGAGATGAATCCAGAGATGCTTGAGAAGGGTATGTCACCACAGCAGGTTGAGACCATTCAGGACCATCTTAATTTAGTTTTTAATAAGATTACTCCAAATAGATTCGAAAATAATGTAATTGATTATAACTCATCTGGAAATCCGCCACCAGAGCACCCTGGTTCAACTTGTGTTGCTGACGTAACTGGGGAGTTATTTTGTCAGACAGTTAATTTAGTTGACACACCTAAAAAGCGTAAGAGTTTAATGACACTTTGCAGAGAAGAAGGTAGTAGTCCATCTACAGGCGGCAAAATTTGTTAAGTCATGAGAATAAGAGGTAAATCAAATATTGAAGCTGAGGATATATTGTTTTACAATTGTGTTGCAAGTGTTGCTATGGATGCAAGTAAGAGAGTTGCTAATGAACTGACACCAACATTTATTATTCATGAGGCAATATCATACTTTTCAAGTATAGAGCAATATGAAGTATGTATTGTAATAAAGAAGTTTTATGATGATAATCCTCAATTTTTTATAGAGACATCAAGAGAAGAGTGGTTTGATTTAAAATAAATTTAAAAAAAATAAAAAATATATTTTGTTTATTGAAACATTTTTATTACATTTGCGTATAAGTAAAAAAATAATAAGTATTAATATGGCAAAGTCAAGTACAAAACAAAAGTTAGAATGCCTTGAAGGGTGGATTAGACAAACTAAATTTAATGAAAAAATAAAAAAATATTAAATAAATAATTTTTTGCAATATTTATAATAAATGAAAACAACTAGTACAAATATATGGTCGAGTAGATGGTCGAGAAGTATTCTCGAAAGGGCCTTGGTTTGCATTAGTGTTTGATAGCAATAATAGTTATTAAATAATATTTAAACCCTGGCTAAATAGTCAGGGTTTTTTTTGTTAATAAAAAATGGAAGTGCAAGCAGAAAGTTGACGACTGCACCCGTCTTGAAAACGGACGAGCCGAAAGGCCTTGAGAGTTTGACCCTCTCCGCTTCCGCAAGAAAATAAAAATGAAAAAAGAAACAAATATTACTATTGAAGGAAAACTTGTTTTTTTGACTGATTTTTGTGAAAGAATGGGAATTAACTATACAGTTGATAGAAACCCATCTCCAGAAAAAGTAGAAAAAATAAAGGCCTCTATTAAGAGAAAAGAGGAATTAGAAAAAATCTTTGTTGAGCGATACAAAGAAAAATGGAATAATAAGGAGTGTTGACCGAGTGGCTTATGGTGCTGGTCTTGAAAACCAGTGAACTCGAAAGGGTTCCGAGAGTTCGAATCTCTCATCCTCCTCAAAGTAAGTTGATTCAAGTTCGGGAGCTTGAAGCTGGTCCCTATGGACTTACAGCTGTCAACGTTAGACACTTACTTTTTTGGAGATATGGCCGAGTGGTAAGGCAGCGGTTTGCTAAACCGTAACATCGAAAGGTGTCGGGGGTTCGAGTCCCTCTATCTCCGCAACACACCACTGGGGTCTCTCATGTAATATTGAGTCGTGTCTAACCCAGAATCAGCGGAGCGAAGGCTAAGAAGTTGATGAGAAATGGTGCTTATTTGGTGAAATGTCCGAGTGGCTTAAGGAGCATGCCTGGAAAGTATGTGTACTGGGAAACTGGTACCGATGGTTCGAATCCATCTTTCACCGCAAAAAATGCGGCAAATAAGCGGTTTAATCACCGCAAAAATGCGGCAAATAAAATGGCCCTGTGGCGCAACTGGATAGCGCAGCTCTTTCCTAAAGAGTCGGTTGGAAGTTCGAATCTTCTCAAGGTCACAAATATACTTCGTAGCATAATGGTATGTACCAGGCCTCCAAAACCTTGGATGAATAGAGTTCGATTCTCTAACGAAGTGCGAAACTTTTTATAGAAGTATCGAACTTTTAAGATTTCTTTAGTATTTATTATTAAAGAATAATATGAAAGAAGATGTTTTAAGATTGAGAGCTGAGGGGAAGAGTTATAATGAAATACAAAAATTACTTGGATGCTCAAAAGGAACTATAGCTTATCATTGTGGTAGTGGCCAAAAGGATAAGACAAAAAAGAGGCAAAATAAAAGAAGACAAAATACTTTGCTAAATAAAACTGATAGGTTTAAATATAGAAATACAGACAATAGTATAGATAGATTAAAAGAATCTAAAAGTAAAAAAAACGTAGTTGAAGGAATTAGAAAATTTCAGAAGAGAGATAATAGCATAAGTAAGGGTATTAATAAGGATATTGATAAAACTTTTACATGGGAAGATGTGTTGGATAAATTTGGTGAAGATACATTTTGTTATTTATCTGGTGAAAAATTGAATTTATTTGAAAATGAATATCAATTGGACCATATAAATCCAGCAAGTAGAGGTGGTGATAATACTTTTGATAATTTAGGAATATTACATAGAACTGTAAATTTAATGAAGCACAATTTAACTCCAGAAGAATTAATTGATTGGTGTAAGAAAATTCTGATTTTTAATGGATATGAAGTAAATAAGAAATAAATACATAGGTGACAAGCTTGGTGTCGGTAAGGTTCGCAAAACCTCTACGAGTCGCCTCTATTGCGACCATCTATGCAAAAAAGTCTTTGATAGTTTATTATCAAGGACTTTTTATATTATAGAACTAATTATTGGAATAAAAAGTTTCCTGATTCTAAAAGAAATAAGTAAATTTAATCTATTTATAATAAACCAAAAAAAACAAATTATTATGAGAGAGTTTATTATGACACCAAAGAGAATGCATAGACTACCTAGAAGATGTAAGAGCGGATGTTAGCTTTGCTTGAATTTATATTTTAAAAAAATAAAATGATAGAAGTTATCATATATAGTTTATCAGACCCATTTACAGGAAAAATTCGATATATTGGAAAATGTACAAATCCTTCAAAGAGACTTAAAGAGCATTTAAAAGAAAAATCTGATACCCATAAGTCACGTTGGATTAAAAGTCTTATTAAATTAGGACAAAATCCAATCATAGAAGAATTAGATGTAATTCCAGAAAATGAATGGGAATTCTGGGAGAGATATTGGATTTCTCAGATAAAAGCATGGGGATTTTCATTAACCAATGCTACTGAAGGAGGAGAAGGGGGAGATATTATTGGAAAATTAGACAAAGAACAAAAGTTGCTGTTTTTAGAAAAAGTTTCTAAAGCAAGCAAAAAAAGGTGGGAAAATATGTCAGAAGCCGATAGAGAATTAGATAGTAAACAAAAGAGTGAACGAATGAGTAAAAACAATCCTATGAAAAATGTGGATGTTGCAAAAAAAGTATCAATTAAATCTAAGCTTCACATTGGTGAATTAAATGGTTTTTTTGGAAAATCCCACTCCGATATATCAAAACAAAATATTTCAAAAACAAAAATAAAAAATTTAAAATCAAACAAAAGTGCAAAAATAATATTAAAAATTGATTGTAAAACAGGAGGAGTACTTGATGAATACTATTCTTTAGGTGATGCAGCAAGAATAAATAAATTTAATAAGAGCAATATTAAAAATGCGATTTATAATAGAAAAGGCCAAAAAACAGCTAACGGATATATATGGAAGTACAAATAGTAGATTTTTTAGAAATAGTATTTTCAACAATTGGCATTGTGTTTATAATAACACAATCTAGTGGCTTTTTTGAAAAAATAAGAAATTTTTCAAAAAAGAAAAGTCCTAAATTTTTTGGAAAGCTATTAAGCTGCCCCCTTTGTTTAGGTACATATATGGGAATGTTGTCATATATTATTCATTATTATGGATTTTGTATTATAAACTATGGGTTTATTGGCAGTATATTTTCATACATGTTTTATCTTATACTATGTCCTCTTATGAAAAAGTACGATTAAATATTGATATAAATCAAATAAATTCATATTTTTTGTTATGATTAAATTTAGAATTTATAGAAATCTACATAAAGGAAATTTTTCAATCCAATCTTATATCCAAGAAAAGAGTGGTTATCGTGTAACAGACAGAGTAACTTCAGCGATTATTGAAGATTGTTCCTTCAGAGTTTATGAGTCTGGGAGACAAAAGGTTCTGCGAGAGAGGAAAAAGAATGTGCACGCATATGTGGAGTCAAAATCTTATAGACATATTCAAGGTGAGGTTGATGTCACAAATCTTAGAGAGATTTACTACAATCCATATAACCATGAGTATTTTATATATAAAGATACGGGCGAGGAAGTGAAAGAGGTTAGAAAAATTTTAACTTATAAAAATAAACTTTATGATGTTAGTAGAAATTTAGTATAGATTTTTTTTGAGCCTATTTATTTATAAAGTTTATATATGGGAAATAAAAAAGAGCTTATGCATTCTTTTAGGGCAGCGGTTAGAATTGTTGAAAATACTCTTTTCGGAAAAACCCCGTTCAAGGTGGTTGAATTTTACGAAAATGGAGAACATGGTCCATATGCAAAAGTTGATATAGGCGGAGAAAGGTTTAAAGTTGCTCCAGATGTTACTGGAAATAAGATTTGGGTTATAGAACTTCCAATTGAAAATACAACATTAACTGGATTAAGTTCTGGATTTGCGGGATTTCCCACTGAAGTTGCAGGCGCAATAGATAGATATTATTCAGAAAAACCAAAGGGCCCATTTCAAAAATTATCAGGTATTGGTACTATAAATTTGAATGAGATAATAAAGGAGGAGGTTGAAAAGGTTTTTGATGAAAAAAGTGAATTATCATTAGAGGCTGAAATTTCTTCTGCTCTTGGATTTATTCAGGATATAAATTCTTCTCTAAAGAAGATAGAGTCCCAAAAAAAGTTAAACAACACTAGTTCAGAGGTTGATAAATTGTTGGGAGAAGCTATATTTAATTTGAATAAATCAATAAAAGCTTATTTTAAAGAAGTTCCAGAAGATTTAAAGTCTACAATTTTAAGTAGAATTGGTGAAGTTAAAATTTAAAAGTGATGAATATTAGAAAAATTATAAAAGAAGAGTTAAATAGTGTATTTAATGAAGATAGTAATGGTATTGTAGGGTTGGATATACTTAATCATTTCCCTTTTTCTGAATTGCCAGAAAATAGATTAGATGGTGATTGGCAAAAAGGGGTTCCAGGATGGGGTAAAGTATTTATTCCAGGTTTAAATGCAGTTGATGCTGAGCAGCAAGTTGTTTCTAAAGATGATTTTACATATAGAGAAGTTGAAGGTCCGAAGATGGTTCATAAGTATGATGGATATATAGAAAACTTTAAGAAAATGTTTGGTGAAGAACCAGTTTTTTCAATTAATCCAAGTGCTGATTGGTATAATAAGGTTAAAATAATTAATCCTAAATTTAAACAATGGAGAGAAAGTGGGATTAAAAATAAATCAATATCTGGAGGTTTTGATGAATAAAACTTTTAAATATAAAGATGAATATAAGGCAGATAATAAGGGAAGAAATTTGCAACATTATACATAAATCAAATAATGTTAATGTTGGTATTATTAGTGAAAACCAAAAGCCTTTACCAAGACAATTTGACCACTTAAAGTGGAAGTTGAGCAATAATCAAAAATATTATCTCCAGGACCTTTGTGAGGTTGACCCAGATTCTATTGTTGAATCAGATTATAAGAATGCTGCAAATTTTCTTGGAATACCAGAAAAGAATATAAAGTCTATTATAAATACTTACAATGTTTATGATAAAGTGTCTGAATCTGTTTTTGAGCTATCTTCAGATTCTCCATTTATATTTGGAAATAAACCTATTACTGTTGGCGATGTGTTAAGTGCGGCTGAGGTAAATAGAGCTCCATCTAGAGTTGAGATAACAATCAAACCAGTTCAAGACATGGTTACTCCTGCATATAGAAAAACTATGAGCAATGCTCAGGAAAAGAATATGATTATTGATAGGGATGGTAAATATTCTGATAGGGAAAAATATTATGAAAACCTTAAAACATCATTGATGATGTATCTTTTTTGTGAGCTTAATCCAAAAGATATTTCTTTGAATCATAGGGGAAAAATAAAGATTGACCAAGAACCAATCATTGAAGAACATGAAACTTTTAATATGGAAAATCGCACATTCAGAAATATAAAGACGCTTCTCAAGAATTTTAATAAAATGTTTGATTGTAATTTTAGGATTTCAGAGCACATTGACTTAAGTAAAGATAAGAAGTGTCATAGAACAATAATTGAGTTATTTGGTCTTGCCTCAGATAAGTGGTATTGGGATGGAGATAAATCTTGGGTAAAACCTGGTAATCCTAGATATAATGAATTTAAGGAAAAATATATTGAGAATGATGGGATGACCCATCCAATGCCTGAAGTTCCAGTTGTAAATCACAAAGAACTCCTTAAAAAATATTTCAATGGCGATTTGATAAGTTATAATCCAAATTCAGATTGGATATTAGATAAATAATTAAAAATCAGTTACTTATATTTTTTTTATTAAAAATATTTTTATTAAAAAGCTTTCTTTTTTACCCTATTTTTGTTTTATTTTACTATTTATAGATATATAATATTATAGAGTTCTTTGAAGATATTAAAATTTAAAATTATGGAAAATTTAAAATTTATTAGACCTAAGGATTGTGATTTAGGTGATAATGTAGAGGATTATTTAATTCAAATTAGCAATATTAAAAAAGGGGAGACGATTTACGAGTGTAATTATGGTAGAAACGTGCAATTAAAGGCTTTAGAGGATGCTAAAAAAACAGAAGAAGGTTGGGTTTGTTGTGTTGAAACTTTGAGTGGAGAAATAGGGGAGTTGTTTTTGTCGGCTAGTACAGAATATGTTGGAATTAAGTTATTTAAAACTCCTCAATACTTAGAGTATGATGAAAAAAAAGGTTATATATACCCTATAATTTAAAAATTGAAACATTTTATTTTATAAAACGTATAAAAAAGGGAAATCATTAATTTGGTTTCCCTTTTTTTATTTTATATATTTGCGCTATGAATGTAATAAGGCTTTTGCTATTTTTATGGTTGCTGCATCAATCGCTGCAACAACAACTATTTCTATACATGAGTATAGTAAATTTAAGGTCAAGGAAAAAGAGTTTCAGTTAAAAATTGAGCAAGAAAAAACAAAGCAACTAAAATACAAATCAGATGTTAGGAAAAATTAAGCTATCAGACTTTGCGCTAAGACATTTCGACTCAGAATTTGGTGGAACAAAGATTTTGAGTATAGACCCAAAGGAATTTGAGGAAAGACTTAATAGTGAGATGGAAATATACAGCAATAGTTTAGACCCAGAGGGTGGAGATTCAATTGTTGTTAATATAATGAATGGATATGCTCCATTCTGCAAGCTTCTTGCAATAGAAAACTTCACAGATGCAAAGACTGGAACACTACCAATCACAATTGAGAATCATCAATACCTTAGAAGTGGATATTCAGCGAGAAGAGAAGGTGAATTTGCTGTATTCTCTCAATGGCTTGAATTGCCAATGAAAAGCTTAATTCCAAAGGCTAAGTACTTAATCATCATTCTATATGACAAGAATCAAATGAACAAGGAGTTGAAATCAGACTACCAAAAGAAGTTGGCAGATAATAGTATTGATTCAATTGGCATTGAAGCTCCTGAGCCATTCGAGGCTGACTGGGGTGTTGTCGCTATTCTTGGTCAAATGCAACCAAAGGAAGAGCCGATGAAGCCTATTACGATGATGAGAAACTATATGGATATATCAATGGGTGGAAGTGGGATGAAAATGCCTATTCCTCCAATTAAGCCAGATGTACCAGAGATTAGTGAGCTAATGGCTGAGTACAATAAATCTGTTGCGCTTTATAATGATGAAATGCGAGAGATTAGAGATAAATATCAGAAGTCAATAGATTTTTGGAGCAAAAATGTAACGGTTAAATGATGGTATTTAGATTAATTGCATCCTTAATTCTTAAGGCTATATCACTACCATTTATGATTATTGGATTATTTGGGCTTTGTATTTATGTGGTGTCAAATATTTTTTATAAATTTTCAGACAATTATTTATATACTAAAAAATAATTATCAAATATTTGAAACATTTTATAATGCTTTGCGTATAAGTAAGTATAATCAATAAAATTAGAAATATGAAAAGTTTATTTTTATTTATTGCAACTTTATTTGTCTTGACTTCTTGTGATGGAGTTAATGTGGGTCCTGGACCTGGACCACTTGAAGACGAAAAAGTTGAGGAAGAAAAAGTTGAGGAAGAAAAATTAGACTTTTCTAACCCTTCAGTATTTATGGGGTCAGACTTCGGAAACTTCTTTAAGATTCTTTATGCTCAAGGAAAATATGATGAGATGATTAAATTCACCTCTAAGACTTCTATTGACAAGTTCGGAAAGGATAAAGTTCTTGAATTCTATAAGAATGACCTTAAATTTGGCTACGAAATAGGTAAGCCTCACTCAAAGACTGTAAGTGGAGATACCATTACGCTTAACTATAATGCAAACATTGTTGCAACAAAAAAGGTTGTTAGAATTAAAGTAATTGTTGAAAATGACTCTTGTAAAATTGTATTACCAGAAAAAATAAATAATTTTCCAAGCTAAAATTTGCATATGTTGTAAAATTTAGCTTTTTTTGTACTCAAAATCTAAATTAATAAATAAAATGTCAGAAGAAAACGAACCAAAAAAGAAAAAAGGAAATTTTTTCACAAATCTCCTATTCACAGAAGAAGAGACTGCAGAATCTGCAAATTCTGTATCTGTTGAGGAAGTGCCAACTATTGCAAGTACACCAAGTGTATCGCTAACACAGAACTTTAATGTTCAAGTAACTGGAGATGGGGCATTTGATAAAACATTCAGTGACTCATTTCAGCAAATAATTGCAGATAACAATATTCAAGGTATTGACTACTTTGAATTTGCTCAAGCACTTAAGAGTATGGGTGGAATTGCTGGTCAGAGTGAGTCAGTAAACTTCCAATCAGTATTTAACATACTTAAAGTAAGTGATTCTACTTTAACAAAGGATAAGTTGACTAAGGCTATTGAGCACTATGTTGGCGTATTAAAGGCAGAAGAAGCTGAGTTTAAGTCAGAAATGGAATCAAGTATTCAGAGGGAAGTAACTTCTCGAAGAGAGAGGGCTGAGTCATTGACCGAGGAAAACAAGATGCTGGTTCAAAAGATTCAAGAAATAAATGACAATATACAAAAGAATAATGAAGAAGTATTGTCTTTAAATTCTGAGGCTGCTAGTGCAGAGGCTAAAATTGGTCAAACGCATAAGAACTTTATCACAACTCTTGCATATGTAATTTCAGGGCTTGAGACTGATAAGGAAAAAATCAATCAATTAATCAAAGAATAATTAAACAAAAAAGAAATGTCAGAAATTAATACGGAAAATACGAAAAGTTTTTGGAAGCGCCCAGAGGGAGTTCCAGGAGCAATATTATTGGCTGGAATTGTAGGGGGGCTAGGATATCTACTATACAAGTGGATGCCCACACTTATTTCACTTGCTGAAAACACTATATATTTAGGTCTAATGTGCGCTGGAATATTTGCTGTCGGATATATGCTTTTTGACAGCAGAGTTAGAACTCTTATATGGTATTTCTATAAGAGTATGATACGAAAGGCTACGGGTGTTTTCATTCAGCTTGACCCAGTTGCAATTATTGAAGGATTTCTTGATGATTTAAAAAGTAAGATGGTTACAATGGAGAGTCAAATTGGTTCTCTTAAGGGTCAGATTAGAAAAATCAAGATGAAAACTGATGAGAAGAATGAGAAAAAGGATTACTACATGGGGATGGCAAATGCTGCCGCCAAAATAGGTGATGAAGCAAATCGAAATCTTAACCTAAGAAAGGCAATGAGAGAAGAGGAGGCTGCAAAAAAATTCTTAATTCTTTCCGAGAAAACAGAAAAGTTATATATCATCCTTGATAAGATGAAGAAGTATTCTGGAATCATGGTTGAAGACATTTCTCATGAAATTGAAATAAAGAAAGAAGAGCGTGAAGTTATCAGAACGAGCCATAGTATTATGAAATCTGCAGTCAATATCATCAACGGTAACTCAGATAGAAAAGTGTTGTTCGACCAGGCCATGGAAGTTATCGTGGATGATATTGGGATGAGAATTGGTGAAATGGAGCGATTCATGGATGTATCTGCCGACTTTATGAATAACATGGACCTTGAGAATGCTATGTACGAAGAAAAGGGTCTTAAGGCTCTGGATGAGTGGGCAAACAAGGTTGATGAGAAATTTGATGCCAAGAACTATCAGTCTCCAGTTAAGGCTTTTGAAAAAGGAAGTGTAACATTTAAGGAGAAAGAGAAAGTGTCAATGACTCAATCTTCTGTAAATAATAGTAGTGCTAATTCTGGAACAAAGAATAAGTATTTCTAAAAAATTATACGATGTTGAAACATTTTTAAATAAATATCGTATAATTAAATAAATCTAAATTAATAATTAAAAAAAAAAGAATGACACAGATTAAAAGGAAAATGAAACCAGCGGCAAAATTCACAATTATGTTGATTGTTGGATTGGCCCTATTCTTCGGCATCAAAGCATTTATGCCAGAGAAAACTGCTGAATCAAAAGAGCTTAAAGCTTTAGTTATTGACTCTGAGAGTATGGATAATAAGATTGAAGAAAAATTATTACCTCTACCAAGTTCTATAATTTCTACAGAATTAGAGTCAAGTAAGTTAATTAGAATTGCTGAGTATGCATGGAATGGTAACTCTGGGATGATTGTTGCAAATGGAGGTCCGAAGACAACACAAGGTTCTTTAATGGAAGCATCTGGGGTTAACTTGGAAATCGTAAGACAAGATATGGTTGGAGGATTACGTGACATGCAGGTTAAGTTTGTTGAAGAAATGAATAGAGGAGTTCAGTATCCACGTTCTGATAAGTCAGCATTTGCTGTAAGTATCATGGGCGATGGTGTCCCGTTCTATATCACAACTTTACAAAAGGCATTGGATGAGAAATTCGGAAAAGATAAATTTCATGCTCAGTGTATAGGCGCAATTGGACTTTCATATGGAGAAGATAAATTAATCGGACCACGAAATTGGAGAGATAATCCACAGACACTTAGAGGAGCGGTTGTTTCTTCTGTGCTTGGAGATGGTGACTGGGTTGTTGCATGTAACTATGCATTCGCAAACGGTATTCCAGTGAATCCAGACCCTACAACTTATGATGCAAATGCACTTAACTTCGTTGCATCTGAAAATGATGACTACATTAACTCTGTTAAAGAATTAATTAAGTCTCAAAATGCTGGATATACAGTTCCTCTTAAGGAAGTCATCAAGGGTAAATTAACAGGTAAGATAGTTAATCGAAAGATTGATGGAGCGACTACATGGACACCAGGCGACCAAATGGCTTTTGATGCATTAGCTGGATTTACAGATGTAGCATCAACAAAGGATTTCGTAAACCAAATGGCAACTTCAATTGTTGTAATTAAGGAGTGGGCGATTGCGCATGAGAAAGAAGTTATTGGAATGCTTAAAGCTACATACATTGCTACAAATCAAATTAAGCAACATGACCAATGGGCTAGAAAGGCTGCTGAGTGTGTAGCTGAAGCTTATAATTTTGAGACAGCTAACTACTGGTACACAATGTTTAAGGGTAAGAAAGGTGTTAAGGCAGGTCTTGAGTATAATGTTGGTGGAACACGAGTATTTAACTATGCAGATGCTATGCAATACTATGGTATCTCTGATGGTAAGAATCGTTACAAGTCAGTTTATGACCAAGTATCATTCTACTTAACAGACCTTAATCCATTTGGATTTAATGAGGCAAACCCTGATGGAGTTGTAGCTTATGATGACGCTGTTAACTTGTACTTCTTGAAGTCAATCACAGGATTGGATGTTACAAAGGTTCAAAAAATGAACTATGCTGAAACTAAGACTAAAGTAATGGCAGATGGTCAGTGGAATATAAACTTTAACACAGCAAGTACTACAATCTCAGGCTCTGAGAGAGAACTTGAAACAATCTATAACTTGTTAATTCAAGCAGAGGATACAAAGCTTCGAGTGATTGGGCACACAGATAACGTAGGTAATCCAGAGTCAAATTTAATTTTGTCTAAGGGTCGTGCTAATGCTGTTGTTGATTACTTGGTTGGACGTGGAATCTCAAGAAGTCGAATTCAAGAGGTTGATGGACGTGGAGACACTGAGCCAGTTGCAAGCAACGCAACTGCAGCAGGTAAGGCCTCTAACCGAAGAGTTGATATTACATTGTTGAAATAATAACAATAAGGCCTCCAGAATCTGGAGGCCTTTTTTTAAAGAAGAATATGAAAAAATTATTTACACCATTTCAAGAAATAAGCAAAACAAAAGAGAGGTTTATTTTAACTTCCTGGCTAATAATGCTAATTTCTTTTTGGGTTGTTTGCAGTGCTGGTGAAACGCATATGTTCCCAACTCCAAAGCAAGTACTTCAAGGATTTGTTAACATTTGGAATGATGGCTTAATGAATCACTTGCAGAGTTCTGTTTCACTTTGCTTAATAGCAATATTATACTCAACAATCATATCTCTATTGATTGTCTATATATCAAATCTTCCATTTATTAAGCCGCTTGGAAAATGGGTGTCAATGTTAAGATACTTACCTCTTACGGGAATTTCATTTTACATAACAATTCTTGTGGATGATGCAAGAACAATTCAGGTATGGGTTCTGGTAATGTTTATGTCAACATTCTTAACAACAAGTCTCCTTCAAATGGTTAAGGATATTCCAGAAGAAGAATTTCAACATGCTAAGACACTTGGGTGCAATCGTTGGGAGATTCTGTGGGAAATTTTAATCAAGGGTAGATTTGACTACGTTCTTGAGCTTATTCGCCAAAATCTTGCAATTGTTTGGATGATGCTTGTTAGCATTGAATCAATTCTTGTTGCCGCTGGAGGTCTTGGAGTTTTAATTAAGAATCACGATAGACTTGGTAAGAACGGAGATGTAATAGCGACTCAAATTCTAATCATTATAATTGGATTGGGTCTTGATTATATTTTGACAAGAACACGCAAGTTATTATTTAGGTATTCAAGTTTTTAAAATTTTAAAAAGGAAAGTATTAATACTTTCCTTTTTTTATTTCTCTATTTACTTTACTACAAAGTGGTTGTAAATTTGTATAATGATTTAGTTTAATTAAATCATTTTCTGATTTTGCTGAGCATAATGGTATAATGTGGTCAATGTCCCAGTTTTTATTAAATTCTAAAATTTTATCTTTAGGATTTCCTTTGTTATCCCAATTCATCCATATCTCAAATTTAGATTCAAGATAAGTTTTTAATTCTTCAAACGTGCAACCAAGTATCTCAAAAGCTTTAGATTTTTTAGTATATCCTTTGTTTCTAAACGCATGATAAATAGATGACCGAATATCTTTTGTTAATTTATATAAAGGGTCTTTTAGCCTCCTTTCTTTTTGGTACTGTCTTTTTTTATCCAAATTATTATTATACCATATTTTATTTATTTTTTTATAATAATTTGGATTATTAATAATTAAATTTTTTTGATATTCTTTAGCCCTTTCCTTATTGTTTTCACGATATTTTTTAGCCGTTTCCTTTGTTCTTTCTGAATTACTGTCTTTATTTTTTTTAGTCCTTTTATTATCACATTCTTTGCAAGAATTTCTATGATTTTTGCAATCATTTCTTTTATAAAAATTTTCTATTGTTTTTTCTAAAAAACAAGTTCTACATATTTTAGTTTCCATGATTATCTTTTTTGTTAAAATATTCA